CATATTTGAACTTGACAAGGACGGAAGATCCGTCAAAGGTGAGGATGGAATGCCCAAAAAACACACCTGTCAGACGTGCAAGGGCACAGGAAAGATACTTGACCCTTCTATCTATTCGACGCTGACAGTTCCTCAAAAGATGCTCACAGAGAGCGGCACAAACTTATCGTCGGTATTGCAGTACATACATGCCGATGTGTCGATACTGAAAGAATCGTACTTTACGCCTTTTGACCTGCTCGAAAAGGGCAGTAAAGCCATAGGGTTGGACCTGCTCGAAGATGCTGGTGCTAACAGTTCTGACTTGAGCCTAAGCAGGAGGCAGGAGGATCTGCTCGATATGATTAAGACTGTTGCAGAATATACCTATGACGCTTTGGATGCTATGATGTATCACATTGAGGTGCTGAAGTACCCTAATGAATCTCAGCGTGGGGAAAGCCATATAAACAGACCGTCATCTTTTGAAATAAAGTCTCCTGAAGAGTTGCTGATGCTCGCCCAGAATGCCTTGTTTGAGGATAGGGTAACGGCAAGAATAAACTACTATAAGACAAAGTATAAGAATCAGGACAGGCTAATTGCTGTCTATGATATGGCATTAAGAACTACTCCTTCACTTGTGCTAACGGCTGAGGAGTTAACCAATTACCTTGCTCTTGGCTTGGTGACCAACTATGATGTCATTAAAGCCATGCACGTATTCAACGCCCTTGATGAGGTGTATGAGGAAGGCATGACAGTCAAACAGGCTAATGAATCAATCAAGCATTATCTGATTGATAATGGGTATTGGGTTGAGCCTGAGGCGGAGGTAAGTAAGCCGACGGAGAATAAGTTGCTCGCTACTGTGGGAGGTGTAACATCCATCGTAGAGATAAGCAGGGCAGTAAGTGCAGGTGAGATGACAGAAAGTGCCGCAGAGAACCTTTTGGTTACTGTCTTTGGAATAAAGCAGGAAGAAGCAAGAAAATTAATAGAACTGCCGGCTGAGAAGATTGAACTGCCGACAGAAGAGGAAGATACTATACTTCCGGACACATCGGACATATAAGCAAAATTTATAGCAAAGTTTTTACTATAAAAACATTTGATAAAAAAAACTTGTCAAATACTTGCCAAATGTCAAATATAGATATATCTTTGCAGGGTCAATATGACAATAACAAATAAAACAAATAAAAATGACATCAACTCAACTTTACTCAGCTTTAGAATTTTCAGGCTTTATTGGTCAACCTGAATTTGATGGTGATATTCACCAACCAAACTACAATATATATAACGATCTTGGTATTTATGTAGGTGATGTTCTTGAAGCTAAAGGCTTTGTTAAAACAGAAGAAAAAACAACCATAGGTTCAACAGTAAGAACTTGGACTACTTTTATATTAGGGGAATTATCTATATCTCATAGGTCATTAGATGAATTGCCAAGTGTATCAACATTTTCATTTTCAAAAACAAATTAAACAAATAAAACATGGAAACAATTGATTTTACAACAGGTAAAAGACCGAAAGATGGCGAAGAGTTAGTATTAACCGTCGAGTTCCATAATGGAGCAAGATATAGTTATTACGGTCAAACAAAAAAAGAATGTGAGTCAAAATTTAAAAAGAAATTTGGCACATTCGCAGGATTTGTTAAAAAGGAATGGGATATCCTATGAAAGAGCTAATCCAAACCCGTATGGCAGAGGAGGGTATCACCCGATACCGCCTCAGCCAGCTGACTGGCATAAGTCAGTCAGCCTTGTCCAGGTGGTTTGCCGGGAAGCGTGATTTATCATCAGGAAGAGTGCAGCTAATAATGGATGCACTCAAAATTAAAGTTCACTAAACATTGGAAGCCGCTCCATGATATGCTTCATGGCATCGGTGTAGCCGTCCTCATAATCCTCTGACTTGTCAGCGTGTTTGACATACTGACGGTAAAAGTTTCCGTTGTGGATGTCCTCAATAACTGCCATGATGTCCATCGAATGGACACATACTGATGCTTGGAGGGTATCTTTTGTTTTTATGGTTATTTTACACTTTGGCATGATATTTTGATTGTACCTAAATTACCGCTTGGCAAAGCAGGTGATGAATAAACATTTTCCCAATTATTATCTTTTGCAAACTGATGTAATATCGTTCTGTAAATCTGATATGTATTGCCAATAAACTCAGTACCGTTATATCCCTTACTGCTGTTATCTGAAATTTCTGGCAGAAGCACTTTCTTTGCTTGTCTTAAAAATTCTTCCGCTTGATCTCTACGTCTTATTTGTTCATCAAATGGCAATCCTTTTACCATTGCTTCTAATGTATTTTGCATCTGCCACTGTCCGGAGGCAAATCTTGATACATCTTCAAGGCATTGAGCAATTAAACTCATTTGTTCTTCTGATAATTCAATGGTGTATTTTTTCATTTTATTTCTAATTCTTTTCCTTAATTTTCCAAATCACTCGGCAAGAGCCTTATATATCTCACTTCATGCCGGCATCCATATCCGCCTCTAAGCGTGGCAAATGAGGCAGGTGTAGTGTCCGGATTCCATCCGTCATTATTCTTTGCACGTTCAATGATCTTCGGGATGTCTTCAACCTTGTACTTGTTGCCACCCAAAGACAAGTCTTTAAATTCCCCAGTACCCTTAACAAGGTCGATGCAAGTCTTTCTGCTATTGTCCTGAAGACTGCCGATGTACCGGAATCCGTCAAGTCTATATATGTCACGTGCTTTGTCCTGTATTGCTCCGCTATACTGATTTATGGCATCTTTGCTTACCTGTTTGACATATCGAAGCAATGGACTGTCTTTCTTATCGCTGACAATCGCCTCTTTGAGCCGTGCCTGTGTCTGCTTTAGTGTACGGTTCAATGCTATGGATTCAAATAGTGACTGTCTGACAGCAGGCGTGAAGCTGTCAATGATGGTAGGCTTATTGCTCAGGGCATCGACGACGGATTGGGTTAGTATCTGCTTTTCCATGCTGAATCTGTCAACTGTCAGCTTTTCAAATTCAGCTTTGGTGACTTCATTCTCTATGAGTTTCATATTCAGCTCTGTGATACTGTCGAAGTCAGCCAAGTAATCACGCAGGGTATCCGGTGCGGCTTTTGACTTAAATGCGTCTATTAATTTCTTCCGCAGTGATATGAGTTTTTGTTTATTGGCAGTGGTGTTTGATATTTTGCCACCGGACATATCGAACTCTTCAGCGACATATTTCAGTATGAAGTTTAGAAATTCACGTTCTATCTTGCTGACGCCTGAAAGCAGACGATTATTGCTGCCTTCTATTATGTCAGATATTTCCATAAGTCAAGTTATAAGTTTACTTTTTTACTCATTTTGTCAAGTTATAGGTTGACTCTAATTCTGTTTGAGTCAATGCAAAATATAGGTTTTGGAGCTGGTGGACGTATTTAATGCCACAAGAAATAAAATCAAATTTATTATTATCTGAATCATTTAAAGCATCAGTGAATGAGTGATAAAAACCCCAGTCATTTCTAAAATCAGCGTACGCAAAAGAGTATTTATAATCATAAACATACATACTGTAAAAATTAGAATGATGTTCCGTTTCTATTTTATTTTCTTTTTCAAACCCAAACTTCAAAAGCCATTCTTCAGTGATTGGTATCCCGTAAAATTTACATTTCTCACTCTGAAGTTTGTTTATATGGTGTAATTTTACTTGAAACGACTTACCATCTTTAGCTGCAACATAATTCCCAATCCTTAATTCATTTGCTTGTATCATTTTACTTGTTTTATTTTGGTTATTAATTTTTATTCACCTTTTCATATTGCTCAATCTCGGCATTCATAAGCTCCATTTCATACCTCATCAGATTCCAATAGTCGGCACATGATCTCTTGGTAAGTTCCGTTTCACTTATATTGCGTCGCTTCGACAACCATAGCACTTCAGTGTTCAATGCTTCCATAGATTGTCTGTCAGATTCGACGAGATCAGTTTCAAAAATACTTTCTCTCTCTCCTGCCGGTTCGAGTTTTCTAAATATGCCCTTAGATTCAAAATATCTAAATCTTTGCTCAAAGACTGCAACAGCTTGAGTGCCTGCCCCTGAAAAAAAAAACGTGCTTTTCTGTCATCTGCCAGTACCTTCCGCTTTATGTCCATATATTCATCCTGCACATCATCGACAGGCTCGTCATCTACAAGCACAACATAGCCGGCAAGTTCGAGTATTATCTTTTCATTGGCATATTCTTCAATGTGCTGCTCAAAGAACTTAACCAATGCCGTGATATCATCCCTTTTTCTGTCATTGTTAAACTTCAGTATCGTCTGACAAAATGATATTAAGTCAGCATTGCTTATGCCACGTGACATCTTTGCGTAATGATACCTGACAAACATCTCCCTGAAGGCAGGCATATGGTCAAAATGCTTCCATGTATAGAAGGTATGGCCACCGCTTTTAAACAATTCTATGAGATTTGGATCTCTTTTTAAAATTTTCTGACCAAAAAGACGCATTTTTGGACATTTTTTTTCAGGTTATCAATAAAATACATATAAAACTTTGCAAATATATGTATTTTTGTCGTATTAAAGTACGTAAGTGTCATATAATATGATTTTTTTATTGCAAAAAACACTTGAAAAGGACTACCACGAAGGAAAGGACGTGAGAAAAGTGCCGGCAAATGGATTTTCTGACAACGAAATCCTGAAGGTTGACGGCAAAGTAGTCCTTGACGACAAAAACAGACCTACATTCAAAGGCACTCATGCCGTGACATACCGTGCCATGATTGACGGTGGCAATTTTATCCTCGTTGAGGAAACAGACGATGCAGGCCCTCTGCCTGTGGAAGAAACTACTACTATTAAAACCATTAAAGAAAAGAAAAAAAGGGTAAAGAAACATGAATCTGATCAAGGAACTGGGACTAACTCCGGAGATAGCGGAGATTCTGAAGGCGGAGACACCGACGGAGGAACAGATACAGAAGATTAAAGATTACGCTAAAGAGCGTGAGGATTTTTTTAAGGCAAAGTATGAAAGTGAGAAGGTTGACAAGGATGCCCTGAAGAAAGAAACGTACAATGAGGTGCTGCATGTATTGCGAAATGCCGCCAAAAAGTATGTGGAGAATCCGGATGAACTTAAAGACCTCGGACACAAGGAGATTATCCAAAAGATAGCCGAAGTCTATGACGGAAGGCTCAAGGATGTGCAGGGTGCTGATGAGAAACTACTTGCCAAGATTGACAAGATTACAAAAGACAATGATTCGCTCCGTGAAAAACTTGTTAACCAAAATTCCGAATGGGAGACAAAGTTAAACGAAGAGAAAACGTCATTTGAAAAGAAACTTGCTGAGACGCAGAACCAAATTAAGTCAAAGCAGGTTTATGACATATGGACAAAGGCGGTAACCGACAAAGAGATAAAGTTGATTGCTGACAATGTTCAGATGATAGACCTTATCAAGCTGAAAGCAGAACAAAGGGGCTATCTTATTGACATCAATGACAAAGGTGACGCTGTAATAAAGCAGCGTGAAGGGGAGGAGTTCCGACAGGCTCAGACCATTGACGGAAAGAACTTCATCAAAACACCTGTTGACCTTGTAAAAGAGATTGCTGCGGCAGAAAACTTCTTTGCAAAGTCAAACGGACAGGAAGCGGCACAGACTGTAAACAAAGCTATCGTCAACGGAAAGACAATAGACCATTCAGGTAGTGCGGCACTTGCTCAGTTGATGCAATAATTTTTTGATTTAAGTTTCCCAAGACTTTCCAAAATTGGGTTAATCGGGTGTGGCAGCCTACCAAACTGCCGTGAAAAAGCATTTTATTAACCAATTTTTGAAATATAACTATGGGACAAACCGCTGGAACGGCATTTAAATGCCTTCTGAAAACACAAAAGATCCTTGAAGAAGTATCAGGCGGCCTTTATGAGGCACTTGCTATGGGTTCAAGACATATGAATGGCGTAGCTGATGCTATTCAAGCCACTTCATCCACTGCACTCAAGATTGAAAACGTAAGAAAAGCAAGACCTGGTGACCCTACCTGTACTGATGTAAAACTACAAGTCAGATACAGAAAGGCGACAAACTGCGATCCTGTTGACGCTGCTTGTGTTGACATGACTTGTACACCTGCCGCACCTGCTGCATTTGATTACGAGTACCTTGACATCACCCCTGATCAGTGTATCGGTAGAGAATTCATGATTCCTGCCTCACTTTTTGATTGCAATGAGTTCGAGTTCGGACAAGAGTTGCTTCCAATCCTGAAGGAGTATGTGGTAAGCATGTACGACGAGTACAACAGAAAACTTGCCGCTTCATTGATTGCTGCTGCCGGTGCTGCCTACAATGGTGCTACCCTCACGTCAGCTGCTCCGCTTCCCCTTTACCTGTTCAGGCAAAACCCTGTGTCAGGTGCTACCGAGCCTCAGCCTTCAGCATTGTCTGACCTGAGCAAGCAGTACAGACTTATGTTCGGAAACACACAGTACAAAACACCTGTAGTTGTTGCCGGCACTGACCTGTTTACCACTTTCAACGAGCTGAGACCGTTCTTCTACAATAGCGAAAGCGGTGCGGATTCAAGAAACCTGAACCTGAGCCAGTATCCTTTTTACCTTGATTATGAGCTTACCGTTCCTGGTGCTACAAACCCTGTTATTACCTTCGCTCCGGGCAGCGTTGCCATCGTTGAGTGGTATGACTTCGGTTACAGAGCAGGTGACAATAGCTACACAAGCCTGAGACCTATTACTACCCTTCAAAACGGACAGTCAATTTACGCTCCTTTCCAGAATGCAAGCAACGGTACATTCACCAAGATTAAGATGGATGTCGGTTCTGCTCTTTTGGGCAAGAAGTTTGAAGTTGACTTCATGATTTTGAATCAGGAGTGCGACGGTCAAGTTACATTCAAGATGAACAAGAGATTTGACCTTTTCCACGTGCCTTACGCATGTGACCAGCACAATGGTATCCTCGTATGGGATGTTAAGTGCGGAAACTGGACAATCTGCTAAAAAGACCCTTTCCCTTTTCTACATAGAGCGGTGGCCGGAAGTGGTCACCGCTTTTTCCATAACAACCTAAAATCTTTCTTTCAATGTGTTGTTTAACTCAAGATCCTTCAAACCCATATACAGTAGCCATCATTGACTGCTGTACTTTAAAGATAACCAATGCCGACGGCACGCTGATTGATACTTTCAATCTGCTTGACCTTGACTACCAGATAGCAAACGGCATATTATACCTCAAAGATGGGGTTAATACCAGAACGATAAATGTGGCAGATGCACCTGCTATCTTCGGTGTGGCAGATATGGCAGCCGTTTTGGCGTTTATAGACCTTGCCGTAAATACCTGCAAGTGTGATCCTCCGGTTATTCCTGTCACATTGGATGTATTAAATTGCGACGGTACTACCACTCCCACAACCTTTGACTCAGAACCTGCAAAGGTTGAGATAGTCCAGACAAAGCCGCTCATCATATGTAAGTCAAGCGTTGACTTTGAAATCGGGTGCTCATCCGTAGATGGCAGGATAGTAGTCAGGACATATACACAAGACGAAAACGGTGTAATCACCTCACAGATATTTGAGCAGGACGGGGTTACTCCTGTCGCTGATGGCTCAATCCTTGTAAAGTGCGACATGGACATTGAGGATGTCGAATTTTGCTTTCAGGACATCACAGACCGATCAATAAGATACAGGCAGGTATTGTTTGTCAATACTGCCACAAATGCCGTGGTGAGCACTATATGGCTCGACGGCTCCGGTGCAGCAATTGTTGCACCGACAAATATAGAGCCTTGCAGCGAAGTCACAGCCGTGCCTTTTCAGGTTTTTTGCTTTGGTACTGCCACATCAAACTTTGAGGTACAGGAGATCAAGTACTCTGATGGCAGCCGCAAGTTTTTGAAGGTAAGTGATAATTCAGACGTCACCGCAGCGGTGGAGGCAGAGCTTTTGCTCAATGCTGATGCCCTGAAGGCAGGTGGGTGCGATCCTGAGCTTGATGTAGTTGTTTCCAATTGGCTTCCTTTGTGTGTCGATGGGGTACAGTGGTATCAGCGTGAAGTCGGAGTTGTGGATAACAACCTTGGGGCTATCACAGTCACTACAAAAGAATACAAGCATGGTGCAGATGGGGCAATAGTAACAGCTACCCCAGTAGGAACGGTGATTGCGGAGGGGTATTGTGTACCATGCAAAAAAGAAATTTTTGCTACACACATAAAGTACTATTACATAGCAGGTGATCCTATACCTGCTGGATATGTAGCGTATCAGCCCACGCCAACACTTGATGTGATGTATCCGGGTGGTAATGCTTCCAATGTGTATCTTCATTGCATATTACCTATTCTAAACGGCAGTCAAACACCTGTAACTTATGGTGGGCAGCTTAATGACTACTTTTCTAATCCGCAGCCAGGTATAATTTTTACCGATGTGGCTACTATTCAGGCAATGACTGATGCCTCTGCTGTGGATATGGGATTGCAAGCCTCTGACTTCATTTATGCAGTTGTTAACAATCAACCCATATGGTATTTGTCACCTGCGGCAATAGCGGCAATTGCTGCACCGACATACCTGTACATTGTTTTTGGGCAAAATAGCCTACATGATCAATACGACGAAAAGGCAAATGTTACTGTACTTGCTAATGTAATTCCGCCTTCATGTACTCCTATCCAGCAGGTAAAAGAAAAAGATTCCTGCACGGGATTAGAAACTTACAGGTACATCATTGAGGATGGAGCAGGTACTCTTGTAGAAGCAAGTACTGTAATTGTGGGATTTGATGAGGCAAATGTTGTCATTTCATGTCCTGAGCCTGTTGTTGAAGAGTTCGACATAAAAGAGCGTGAAGTTTGTATAACCATCGACGGAAGTGCTCAGAGCTATGAGGCAATTAAAGTTTACAAGCGAAGCAGAACGTCAGGACTTGCCACATTGATACACTACGAAACAAAAGGAGGCGATGTAATTAACGGCACAATAGCAGAGGGACGTTGCACTTGTGAGACACTTTGGGATGTACCTACCAGTGCGTCTAATAAAGTAGCGTTTGGATATGCAACTTTGTTTAACGGCAGCGTGGTGACAGGTGACAGAATAACAGGTGGTGAAGAATTGTATCTTGATTACTTAGAAGTGGACGGCAATATATTAGTTAACTCACCTCGCCCACTTGGTTCAACAACAGGTGGATTTACCGCTACTGACATGGGTTACGGAATAGGTTACAACAAAATTGTTGACCTGCTTAACACTGTGCCTGAGTTTGCGGCAAATGGTGTTAGATTTGTTACTGCTGCCGCACCATTTGCACCTAATGGTACATCTTATGACCCGATGATGTGGGGTGTAGAGTATGACGATACAAAAGATGTCAGAATTGTACTCAGGGACAAGTTGCTAATAAGTGGCATGTCCCACTCTTACAGCATCAGATTAAACCCTGATCCTGCTCAAACGTATGATGCTTTGATAAATGTTGTGACAGGTGCGGCAAATGATTGGGACATTAATAATGTTAGCAATTATACAACACCGATGTTGTTACAAAACATAACGGCGATATGATTTACACCCTTGATGACTTATTGTCAAGGGGAGACGAGTACTCCAAAAAGTTGGAGGAAAGAATAAGATTCAGCACGGAAGTAAAGTCAAAAGTTAGGCATAAAGTTGTCGCAAATTTTGACGATTTTAGTGACAAAGACAAGGCTTTCTTGCTGAGGTTGAAAGAGCAGCTTTTTGATGGCAATGACATTTACGTTTTTGGCAGCCGAATAAATGGCACTTACCTGTCTGATGAAGAATATGAGATGTATAAGGATAAGTATCCTGGTGTAAAAAAAAGTGATTGGGACATAAGAAGCCCTTTTAAAGCAAAGGCTCAGGAATTTGAAGGATTTAAAATAGATTATAATCCGGGTACTAACGGAATAAAAGTTAAATAAAAAACTATGGCTCATAAACAGAATGTCCACGTATGCAACTTTGATGAATTAATCAATCCTCCTTCACAGGTGGGTGTTCAAAATTGCGATGGCAGTACCACTACTCAGACAGTTGAACAGGTTGTCGGGGCTTACCTTATAAATCAGCATCATTATACACAAAAGGAAGTGTATGATGTAGTAACGGCAACCTTTGGAGGGCAATTAACAGGCACAATTGCAGGCACGACATTGACACTTGGCTTTGCACTTGTCACTGCCACAAATGACAGCCCCCTCGGCTATCTCATTGACTTTGGTACAGGATTCACGGACATAATTGCACCAACGGCCACATCAGTGCAGGATTTTGCCAATCAGCCTGCAGGAAAGTATGAGGCTAAGGTTTATGCGGTGACATCCAGCGGAAACATTATCATTTTGCAGGGTATTGAACTTAACTGGACAGGCACAGTACTTACCTTTCTGACAACTATCCCTGCAACTGTTAACAGGAGCTATCGTGTTCTTGTTAACACTTTTCTTCAGGCATACTGCGATAATCTTCCTGTCGGGCAGGCAAGACTTGCAGACGGCACAGCCTATGCACTTACCGGAACACGCTCCCTTACATTGCCTGTTATAAGGGATGAAAGATTCAGCGAGGCCGATGTAACCCTATCAGGAGGCACGGTGTCAGCACCTGTGGCTGTAACACCTGTTTACAGCACCAACAGGACGCTTCAGACAGCAAACACCACACCTGCGGCTTATAATGTGCCTGTGCCTGCAAATACAAGAGAAATAACGGTGCAGAATATAACAAATTCTGATGTTACAATTACAACTTCTCAAGGCCCGCAAACAGTAGCAGCTCGTGGCGTAATTACTTTAAGTAATCCAAATAACACTACTATAAATCAAGCAGTTTTTACAGGTTCTGTAAATGTAGCTTTCTTTCATTCAGTAGGTGGGAATATCAATGGAGTAGCTCCACGAATTATCTTAAATTTCAAACAGCATGTATAATACAATAGGCGCATATACTGACAATAGTGGCGAAGGCTGTGTCATAACAGGGCTTTAGTCTTAGAACTTCAGGACAATATAAAAGTAAGCAAAAAGTCAAAGAAATGATTAGTAATGAATATAACCCTGAATGCCGACAAGATAATCGACAAATTAACGTCCAATCCGTGGCTTGTAAGCAGTGGTATTCTGATTGCACTTACGGCTTTTTTTGCGTATATGTACCACACGGAACGACTCAGAACAACTGTCAATTGTGATGCAGAAATTAAGAAGCTCAGGGAGGATTATATCGCATATCAGATACAATGCAATGACGAATTGATAGCCATGAGAGACACACACAGAAAAGCGATGGACAGCCTCGAAACATACTACTACACTAAACTTCTGACACTTGAGAAAAAACTCATGCGGATGGAAGGCAAAGTGACGAACCTTGAAAACATTACTAATGTGAAATGAGATATATATTTTTCAACAACAGCGTCAAACATATATTTTTTATTGTTATATTTGCAACGTCTTTCAGTGGACAATCGGATCATTTCGATAAAAAATACAATCCGGTAGAACGGAAAGCCGTCAAACTTGAAAAAAGAATTACAAGGGTGGAGCAGCGTGTTGACGCTTTAACTATTAAAATTGATTCACTTGGTTTTCTACAAAAATAATTATATGAAATACTACTTTTTAATTCTACTTTTTATTCCATTTTTTGGCACAAGCCAGACACTACCGACAGGATGTATCAAGCAAATCAATGTACCTGCCGAATACACCAAAGAGGTGGTGTATATTGACGTGCCTGCGGTGACATATGTAAAGCCTATTGTGACAAAAGTCACTAAGGAGGTAATCATAAAAGAAAAAGCCATCGAAAATTACTACGAATGTGCCCTTGACGGTTCACTCAAGCAATGCAGCCGCATTGTACCTGAGCAGCGTGAGTCAGTTACATATGAAGTAGTAAGTGGATATGAAACGATTACTGTCGTACCGGGACAGACGATTAAAAAAGAGAAACTGACAAAGGTGAAGGACGGATATGTGGCGACTGTTCCATGTGACTTTATAATAAAGTAAGCATGAAGGAATGTTTTGACAATTTAGTGGGGTTAAAAGGTGTTTGCGGTGCGAACAATGACTTCTATGTTAATGGATTGCCTGGGATCACTTTTAACACTTTTGCCAAAACAGCCAATGAAGAATATAACACTGCCGCAAAGATGTACACTGAACTGTACAAAGAGGCGGTTAATGATGTCATAAGCGACGTATTGAGCCAGACAGAAGGCTTTTCTTTTAATGATGTGTCCGAAGTCAAAACAATAGGCACAATCGGTACTAACTTTATCGAAATTGAAGAAAAACTTATTGTCAGGCGTATAAAAACAGTATCATCAGATCCTTACATATCTGCCAGGCTGAAGATGATTGAGTTCTACTCTGACAGGAATGCCACGGCAAAACTATACCTAGACGGTGAGGAGCAGAAAATTGACGTTAAAAAAGGCTACAATCTGATACCTGTCAATAATGTGGTAGGCGAAGTAGCCATTGACATCACCTGCTTTAATCTCGGATATAACACCATGTCCTGCGACTGCGGATGTACCTATGAATGTAATGAATGTGTGAATGTCGATAAATGGGCGGGGCCTGATTATACATCTCTTGACATTACAGGCAAGGAAGGACTGCGGCTGACCTTTGCCTGTGCCTGCGATGTGTACCGGTTTCTATGCCCGTATGCTGACATCATGAAACATGCCATCAGGTTAAAGATAGGAATAAAACTGATGCTCGAAGCCATAGCATCCACATCCATCAGCAGGTTGGTAAGGGTGACCAAAGAACAGGCAGACTTTTGGTTAGCAAGGTGGGAGGGAACACCAAACAGGGAGACAGGATTCTCTCAGCGTTCGGAATATTGGAGCGAAATAAAGAAAATAGCAGGACAGGTAAAGATGTCAAAGTCAGCCTGCAACACCTGCACAGGTATTCAGATTAAAACAGTACGATTATGATAGGAGTTTCAGTTTTATGTGGGGCTTGTCAGAGCAGTGCCTCAAAGGTTTTTGCCTCAAAGCAACAGGCCATCGTTCAGCAGCCGCTGAAGGTTGAAGTTAAGAAAACTGTCAAAGGCAAAACAGTAAAAATCATATACCGGTGAACATAGACGCACTTGTAGACACGATTATTGCCAACAAACATAAGTGGGCATATGAGGCTCTGACACGCATCGAAGCCGACATGAAGACACGTATCTTCAATGAAGGCAAAGACGTGAAGGGCGTGGGGCTTGGCAAATATTCTCCTAAGTATGAAGAGTACAGGCAGGAGAATAGCAAACAAATCGGCTACAAGGATCTTGAATTTGACGGTGACCTGCGACGATCCATACAGGTAGGCACTTCAGGAGACAGAACGGTACTCGGATATATCACGGACATTTCACGACTGATTGCACAAGGACAGGAAAAGCAGACTAAAAAGATAATATTCAAGCCTTCAGCATCAGAGCGTAAGGCAGCATTGGAGACATTTAAGTACGAATTTGAGCGATATGCTGAGTGATTTAATAGAAAGGCTGAAAACGATAATACCTGACAGCAGGTTTATTTCAGGCATCGAAGACGGTGTAAAGGATAGCGATGAATGGCTTTACATCAAGCAGATAGGAGATTACACAATATCGGAATCACCAATCGAAACATGCGGCATGAGGGTGGAGTCAAGATATAAACTTGTGGCAAAGACGTACTGCAAAAACAAGCCTGAAGTATTGAAGATGATAGCAGGCATAATCATGATGGTGAGCGAAGGCAAACCAATGACAGTGTCGCTGGATTCTGAGGCTATATATAATCAGGAAACAGGATTGACACTCGGACAAGAGGCTGACTTTTTGAAAATAACATTTACAAATGTCGAGTATATCGACTTAAACTGTATCGGTGACTTATGTGGGAATTGCTGTTAGACAATGGAAATAGCCTTGTGGCGATGATGTTCGGATTTCTGCTCGCATTCTTTGCGGCTTTCCTGTGGATTAATGGCATGAAGCTGTTAAACTTTATGATGCAGTACGGACATATCCTGCAATGGCTGAGGTATTATATCGTCTACAACAATGCCGACGAAATAAACAAAATGTACCTGGAAAGCGAACTTGAAAAGGCACAAACTAACCATCCGTCAGACGGCAACAAGATAATGGAGGACGCTTTTATAGTGGCAGGGGGCAAAAGATGGGTGTGTACAATATGTATGGGTATTTACCTCTCTTTGTTTTGGGTATTTCCGCTTGCTTTTTTTTTGTGTCTGGTAAATATTTATTTCGGGATGACTTTTTTGGTTACGATTTATCCGCTGATGTGGAGCAACTTTGAACATTAACATGGAAAGACTACAATGCCATACAACTGACATATGCGGGGTGCAAAACATCGGATGCTTCGGACATTGCGAAGATATAGTCCTGCCATACGTCGCAGTATATACAGACTTGTACACCATAGAATTTAAACGCAATGGACATTACGGCATCTTTGACATAGTAGGCGTGGAGGGGCAGAACCTTGTCATCCCTGCCGGTATGCTAAATGAATCCGCAGACATCCATCTGACCGTCAGACACAAATACGACGCTGTATCAGGCATCCTGCCACAGGAATATTTTTTAAAAACTATAATTAAAATTGATAACAATGAGTTGTACACCAATTGACATTTGCACAGCATCTGTCTCCACAAAGCCTCGCACTCAGGCGGAGGCACAACTGAACTGGACACTTTTATCCATGTTACAAAAGTGGATCTGCTGCTTTCAGGATATGGAAATCATAACCGACGCAGTGTTTAAAGTGTTTCCTAATATAGAAACCCCGACACAGGCTTTTGATATAGGCATCGACCTTCCTGATGAGCAATACATTGAAGTAGAATGGAACGGACAGGATCGCTATCCGGTAGGGCAAGGCGAAACGGGAGAGGTGATGTGGTCAATATCAGGCACTCAGATAGTATTTACTGAGCCTGTGGGTATGCCTGGCAATCCTTGTTGGGTAACCGTAAAAGTACTACTCAAAAAAAAGGTAAAAGACGCTCTTAACTGTCCTGCTCTCGAAGTGCCATCATGCCTTTGTGATTGCGGATGCTAATATTATAAAACTATAAACTATAAACTAAAAAAAAGATGAAAAGAATACTATTATTACTACTTTTTGTGCTTCCTGTACTCGTTTCAGGGCAAAGGTTGAAGATAGGCAAGCAGCTGGAGAAAGCACCCGGCATCAATTACATGGTGCTGACTGACATCAATGGGGAGCAGTACTATACACCTATGTCATCTGTACTCGGCAGCATAAATACTGACCAGTCACTCGGAACGGTAACCTTATCCGGCAACAACCTTGTAATTACAGAAAGAAATGTACTGACAGGGGCAATCACTGCCACATACACCATAAACCTTGCACCATATATGCAGACACTTACTGCGGTGGATAATGGTAACGGAACATTGACGCTCAATATGACAGGAGATCCAAGTCCTGAGTTAATAGACATTTGTAATATTGTCTCTACACATTGCAACACAGACCTGACAGTATCACCTACCGGGCTTGTGACATTTACAGATAATGCAGGCAATAACTTTAGTTTTAACCTTACAAGCCCTGCGGCTGGCAATGATCTTACCTATAACAACGGACTATACTTTGATGAGACAGTAACTGCACTGTCATATAATCCGACTACACACGCACTCAGCTATGTCAATGAAGCAGGGGCTACCAATACCATTACACTGGATGTGGCGGGGCTGACATTCAATGCAGGTACAAACACCCTGACATATACGGCTGAGAATGGAGTGGTGACAAACATAGTGCTTCCGGCAGATGTGGTTACAACAATTACCAATACCATTGCAGGAAACAGGATTGCCACATACACCAATGAAAACGGGGTGGCGGTTGACATTGACGAAACGATTACAACTATCGTAAACAATGGAGACGGAACTTATACATACACCAATGAGGCAGGGGCTACGGCTACCTTCCCGGCACAAGCCAATACAGATACAAGGCTTTCTCTTTCGGTTGTAAATGACAGCCTGAGAGTAGATGTGGTTAATATCGTCACAGGGGCAACGGTTAGCACTTCATACATCGACAATGTAATCAATCATCCTGACGTACTGACTACACTTGCATACAATAGCACCACACACACGCTAACTTATACTGATGAGAATGGGGGTACTACCAATTTGCCGCTTGACGTGGCAACAATGACGTACAATCCTACTACCAATACCATCACTTATACTGCTGAAAATGGGACGGTAACTAATATCACTTTGCCGGTGGAGACTGTGACGACCATAATTAACACCGTAACAGGTCACAAAATAGCAGACTATACAAACGAACTTGGAGCTGTTGTGCCTATCAATGAAACAGTAATTGGAACTACGAACAATCCTGATGGCAGTATTACCATCACTAAAGAGGATGGTACTACATTTACATCCGTACCTGTTGCAGTAAATGGCTCAGGAAGCATAACAGCTGTCGAAGTGTCACCAAATGTTTTTAACCTTGCATTTAAGTATGACTGTGATTCTGTACTTGCCTGCATACCTGCGGATATTGACACCATCGTCACAGACTTTGATATTGTGGGCAATACGGCATCCATAACCCTATCATCAGGGCATGTGCTTAGTGCCACCATCACACACCCGGCTGACAGCACCGTCCTGACTACTGCCAATACCAATATCGTAGTGACGGAGACATCACCAAATACATGGGAGCTGGAGTTCGTTTATAATTGCGACAGCATAAAAAACTGTCTTGCTGACATACAGCTGAATCAATATCCTATCATCGTATCAGGTGATACGGTCAGCTATGTGACACAAATCATAGGTCCGAAAGGTGAGGTAGTGACAGATACTATCACTATACCTGCCCAAACCATAACCACCATAACGGGCACTCAGTCAGGACATACCATAGCAACATACACCAATGAGATAGGAACTACCGTCGGCATAAATGAGACAATTATAGATGTTTCATTATCTGGCAACACTTTAACAATAACTGATGAATCTGGGACACCTCATAACGTACCGCTTCCGATTGATTCCACAGTAGTAACCTCTGCAAATAGTAACATAATAGTAACAGAAACGTCACCTAATGCATGGTCTCTAAACTTCACATATGACTGTGATTCTATAACCAACTGCCTTTCACCAATACAGATGATACAAACACCTGTAATCATGGCAGGTGATACGATAGGATATGAAACTGAGATAACTGGGCCGCTTGGAGATGTGGCAATCGATACTATCTACTTCCCTAATGATATAGTTACAAACATAACTAATCAGGTGGTAGGACATAAAATAGCGGACTATACAAATGAGAACGGAATAGTACAGCCTATTAATGAGACAATCACGGCAATGTTAAGTGTGTCAGGTGGTGCAGGTGCTCCAGATACATTAAAGTACACAAATGAGGCTGGGATTACAAATATAGTATCACCTATCATATACGGAGCTCGAAACAACTTACAACTTGGTAGTCCAATAGTAGAACGTGGCAACGTTAATTTAGGCGGAGGGCAACCTGCTGACTTCATTAGAAATACCTACAACTGGCTTGGTGCTAACTATCAGGATAAATGGCAAAGTTCAGGTGATGCTAATTTGTTTGATATAAAAGCTAATCAAACAATAAATTCAGCGAATACAACTAATTCTGGTGCGGGTGCAGTTAATATAGGAACTTTAGGGGCGAGTGGACAGTATAAGTTAAATGTTCACGGTGCTTTATGGTTAGACAATGGGACTAATTCGCAATTTATAGGGAACCAAGCTGGACAAAACAATGCGATGCCTATTCAAATTGGAATTGGTACAAGAGCCAATATGAATAGTAGCGCATCATTAAATGATGCAATAGGATTTGAGGCTTTAATGACCAATACAACTGGATCTTTCAACACTTGTTTTGGAAATCAATCTATGCGTAATGCCAATGGATATGCTAATATTGGATTAGGATTCGCAACATTATATTTTAATCAAGGAGCATATAATGTAGCCATAGGCAACTCGGCATTACAAAGTAATGTTTCAGGAAGTATGAATTTCGCACTAGGTTATAATTCAATGGTCCTTAATAATTCAGGTGCAAGAAATATAGGAATTGGATATTCCTCTTTATATTCAACAAACAACGGTTGGCAGAACATTGGAATAGGTGCAGAATCAATGCAGCAGAATATTTCAGGGAATAATAATGTGGCAATAGGAGACCTTGCATTGCAATTTAACACAACGTCTTCAAATAATACTACTATAGGGATTCAAAGTCAAAGATATGGTACTGGGTATTGGAATGTAGGAGTAGGAAACCTTAGTCAATTATTTGGTAAAAATTGCAATTATAACACCTCATTGGGTGGGAGTGCAATGTTTCAAAACAGGTATGCAAGTAATAATGTAGCTTTGGGGTATGAATCAATGTACGCATTAAACAGTATTAATGCAACATCACTAATTGCGGGTAAACAATATGAGATAATTTCACAAGGCACAACAGATTTTACTTTAGTAGGTTCTGCCGATAATAATGTAGGTACTATTTTCACGGCTACAGGAGCAACAGTTGGAACCGGTACAACCGCAAGTATTACTGATATCCCCAATAACAATACTGCTGTGGGATATCAATCTTTATACGCCACACAAGGATTTACCGGTAACGTAGCACTTGGTTACCAGGCAGGTTACAATACTACAGGAAATAATAGGCTTTATATAGAAAACTCTAATGATTCTGTTACACCTTTAATAGGTGGAGACTTCGCAAAAGATGAAGTTATAATTGGTGGTGTACAGAAATTTAGCATACAATATCCAACATCAGGAACTGGGGTATCAAATGGTAGTATTTTTTACGGAACAGACGGAGCTTTATATTTTAAAGGTGGTTCAGGCACTGTTACAATGATTGCACCTAATTAATTAAATCAATAAATCATGAAAAAAATCTTATTAGCATTATTTCTTTTTGTATCATTCAGCCTCTCGGCTCAGACTATTAAAAAGCTCGATGACGGCTCACTTGTAGAGGTGAACACATACGAAACACCCATCACCATTGCATCAATAGACGCACGTATTAAAAATTATGAAAATATAATTGATCTTCATAAAAAGGAACTCGAAAAGCTATACGCACTCAGAAAAGAGGTGGAAGCAGCAGAAGGCATGAAAGCAAAGGCAAAAGGTAAAAAGAAATGATTAAACAATGGAAATATGTGTGGGTGACGCTGGCAGTAGTCAGCGTCCTTGCCTGCCTGCAAAAGGAAAGTGGCAAGTTTGCCACAAAAGCAGGTGAAAACGACGTGCTATTCTACCGCAAGACGCTTACAACTGACAATTACCTGCGTACTGTCACCAAAGCCGCAAGCCGTGAACACAAGGCATACAACAAAGACAAAGTTGCATACATCACATTCAAGGCAGGAGGCAAGGCAAGTATCAGCTATGCAGGAATTTTGCACAAGCACTATGCCGTAAAGATTGTATTCAAAGACAGCACATCAGAGTCTTTTCTTGCCTACTCACGTGACACACTCACTACCTTCAAGATGCTGCCATCAGGAGAAAACCTGCTTTTATCGACACACCCCGCAAAGGTGGTTACGTGGACAAAAACAGCAAAAATGAAGTCCTCAATCAATGAATTTAGGGCAGGAAGCCTGATTAACGTACCAATGTACGCCATCAAGTACGACGGCACACTTATGATAACAGACTACCGATTTCCTGTGGATAAAACCACAAATCTATGGTCACCACCTCACAGGTAATTATTTTTTTAATCAAACACATATAAAAATTAAAATATATGTGTATCTTTGTGTAAAATAAATGTGTATCTTTGTGTAAAATAAACTATTAACTAATGAATGAGACTATTTCAAAGCTGCTTAAATGGGACGTTTTGTCCGTAATCGGATTGTTTTTCTTATCCATCGGTCTGGCAGTATGGGATCCGCTAAAACTTGATCCACTTGGCGAAGAATCCGACTCAGCAATAAAAGCATGGTATCTGCTTCCTGCCGCACTTTTCATAGTATGGTTCTTTGTCAGACCTACGGTTATGTCTACAAGGACTGTCGAGGAGGACGCAGCTATATGGGGCGAAAAGTTATCATCCGTCTTCCGCTCTGCTATCCAAATCATAGGTGCTCTAATTGCAGTAACTGCCGCACTTAATGTCCACGTTCCTTTTCTCGGTTGGGTGCTCGACATCGCTCAGTATCTTGGGGACAATATCAATACTGCCGCTAATGCCATCGGAGTTGTGCTCGGTATTGCTACCACAGTATACGGTTTCTTCCGCAATCCTGACAGATTCGAGAGACGTGCTCTCGGCAAAAAACTGAAGTGATGTTTAAGGCATATCTGAAAGACCTGCTTATTCGAATCACCATTTACGCCATCGAGAAACTCGTGGACGTGGTGAAGTCATACGGTGACACCGAAGCAAAAGTAGAAGTCAAAAGGCTCTGTGATTGACCTGGTAAAATATGGACTGCCACTTGCTGAGGTAATGGAAAGGTATAATATCAACACACCTTTGCGAAAGGCTCATTTCCTTGCTCAGATAGACCACGAAAGCACAGGACTCAAAAGGATGACCGAAAGCCTTAACTACACCGTCGAGGCTCTTATGGCTACATTTTCACGCAAACGCATATCAGCTGAAGAGTGCAGAAAGTTCGGACGCACAGCTACCCAAAAGGCAAATCAGAAAGCAATAGCAAATATCATATACGGTGGAGAATGGGGAAGGCTTAACCTCGGCAACACTGAGCCGGGCGACGGATGGAAGTTTCGTGGCAGAGGTGCTCTAATGTGTACAGGACGTGCAAATTACCGGGATTATATGAAAGACGCTGAGGCTAACCCGGAACTGCTCACTCAGATGCCTTATGCCATTGACTTTGCAGGGTGGTTTTGGCAAAGAAACAAACTAAACGAACTGGCATCTCAAAATGACATAATAGCCATCACCAAACGCATAACCGGGGGGCTGATAGGCATCGACGAAAGAAAAAAGAATTTCAACTACTACCTAAATATTTACAAGGATGTCAGGTAAGGAATGGGGACTTACGCCAATCATTAAGATTGGTAAAAAAGAAGTAGACCCAAACAAAAAGAGATGGTATGAGGACGTCGTAAATTATGCCAAAATACAGGAAATAACCAAAGACATAAAGCCTGCAAAGGTTTGGATTCTTGATGACACTGCCATTGTAACCAACTCTACCCTCAGCCCTGCTGTGGATGAAATATGGGAATTTACCACAGGTACAGGTACGTCAGGGTATCACGGACACCACGTAGGCGGCATCATAGCCTGTACAAAGTATGGCATCCACTCAAAGATTCCTGTCAGCATGGCAAAGGTGCTATCTGACGCATCGGGCACAGGCATGATTGAATGGATTGTAAATGGCATAAAACAAGGGGCAATAAACGGATATGAGATAATGAACGCCTCAATGGGTAGTGACTTCCCTGCCGCTGACATTAAAACAGCCATCGGTAATTTTCTGCAAAACCCAAAACATTTCTTTATAGCTGCTGCCGGTAACGACGCAAGAGAAACTGACTATCCTGCCGCTTGGGCTAATGAAATGCAGGGGCTGATTGCCGTAGGTGCTATTGACAAGGTAACAAAAAACTTTACCCTCAAACTTGCTGACTATTCATCGTCAGGGGTGGTGACTGTCGTAATGCCCGGCACGGACATAATCAGCACTTTTCCCGACGAACAATACTTTGAAATGTCAGGCACGTCTATGGCTACGCCTTTTGTTACAGCATTGCTTTCTATATGCAAGGGCATTAATCCTGACTTGAATCAGGAAACTTTTGTAGAACTGTTGAAAAAACACTCGAAGTCAATAGATGACAACAATCTGAAAGAAGGGTATGGATTCCCTGACTTCGTTGCAATATTTGAAGAACTAAAAGGACTTAAAATTAAGCCACAACAACAAAAAAAGAAAAGAGGATGTAGGCTGTTCAGATAAAAAACTAATAACCAAAACTACAAATATGACTAAAAAAGAACTCGCTGCCAAGTACATACAGGAGAATCCGGATATGTTCAAACGTGAACTGGCTCGAAAAATGCACCAGGAAAGACCCGACATATGGGATAATATTGAAACAGCACGAAAAGCTGTAAGGTCAGTGGTAAATGGTGATTCCAAAAGAGACAGGCATAATGCTGTACCTGGATTTGAGTCACACTACGAAATGATGCAGGCTTATAACCTGCGAGCCGAAGAAAGAAAAGCAAAAAGTGACTATATTATAGCCGGGTCACGAGTTGGTATAATGGGCGACCTTCACATACCATTTCACGCTGAAGATGCCATCGCTGCCACACTCGATTACTTCACTCAGAAAGATGTAGATACAATCATCATAAACGGTGACCTTGTAGACTTCTACCAGCTTTCCAGGTGGTCAAAAGACCCGTCAGAGCGTCCTTTTTCGCACGAAGTAAGAATGACGGTGGAGTTCCTTACCTACCTGCGTGATGCTTTTCCCGATGCCTCGATTTATTGGAAAATGGGCAACCATGAGGATCGGTATGAGACGTTCTTCCGCACCAACGCCAGAGAACTTATCGGACTTGAAGACTTTGAAATGCAGTCTATCTTTGACCTTGACTACCTTAATATAAAACTTGTAGGCTCAAGACAAAAGATGAAGATAGGTAAGCTGAATGTCGTACATGGGCATGAGTTCGGGCAGTCTATATTCAGCCCGGTAAATCCTGCAAGAGGATTGTTCCTTCGGGCAAAGGCATCATGTATCACTAACCACCACCATCAGAGCAGCCACCATGCCGAAAATGACATCAATGGCAATCCAACAGGATGCTGGAGTCTCGGATGCCTCTGTGACCTTCGTCCCGATTACCGACCCTTCGCTTTTACAAAATGGAATCACGGGGCAGCCGTAGTTAATGTTTCCGAAAATGGAAACTTTCACGTCGACGCATTCACTATCATAAATGGGAAGGTGATATGATTTATATCATTACATACAAGGTAATCAGTAATACAGGTGATCAATTAAGCTCAGGACAAATGAAGGTGCGAAACGCCTCGTCTTATGACCATGCTGTCAAAAGTCTAACTGAAAGAATGAAGCACAATTATATTGATTTCGGAAAATTGAAAATAATAGACTACACTACTGAAGCAGAAACAAATGCCGACAATACTTTTGATTTTTTGAAGTCAATATTTAACCTAAGTTGTTTTTTGCTACTTTTCCTTTCATCATGTGCAGCTGACAAACGGTTCGGCAATGCAGGGCAGACAAAGGAGCGTGACCTTGTATGCGTGGGTTCAAAGACTTACAAAACCTCAGCCATCCACTGCCTCCGTGACTTCCTGACGGGTGAAGACGCAGGCGGAACATGGCAGCAAATAGGCACAACACCTCAAGACCTGTCAGCCTTGCTCGTAGGTGACAATCCTTGTTTTGAATGGAACGATAAGGCTTGCGGTCAGTATGAATTTCAATACGTCGTAGGAGATGACTGCTGCCGTGATACGTCAGTAGTAAGGCCGCTGAAGTGCTGCATGACCGGAATATCAACTTGTAACTAAAACATTCTACATATCATGAAAAAATTTATCTTTCTTTTGATTTTACTGCCCTTCCTGACTAATGCTCAGGAAACGTCCTATATATGTGGCTCAGGCACTAAGACACTTACCGCATCAGCGTCAGGTGGAACAGCTCCTTACACATACACATGGACAAGCCCTACAAACGTAACCACCACAGGGGCAACAGTGACAGCAGGGGCAGCAGGTGTATGGACATGGACAGCCACAGACGCCAATGGATGTACTGCCACCGGCACTCACACCATCGTCATAGAGCCTGATCCGACAGCATCCATCACCATTAACGCTGCAAATGCCTGCGTGGGTGCTTCGCAGACTATTTCAGCAACAGGTGTGCCCGCAGGATATACTTATAGTTGGAATTTTGGAAGTGGTGCAACACCTCCGACAAGTACCTCTGCAAGTACATCTGTAAGTTACTCAACCACAGGCACAAAGACAATTACACTTACCATAAGCAAGACTTTTACAGGGTCAGCTAATGGGTGTTCTTCAACTTGTACGTGGACAAAAACAGCCACCATCACAATCGGTCAGCTCACAGGCGGATCATCGTGCAACTAAGTAGTTTTGGTTTTATTTGTTTGTTGTGTGGAGGGTACGCCGGTATCCTCCGCATTTTTTAAAAAAAATATCATGAAATACATAATCATTACGATCTTCATCCTGATGCCTATGCTCTCAAAAGCACAGGTAATCTACATCTATGACCGATACTATAAGATTTATTCCATCGGCAAAAAAGATACCGTATACTTCCTTTCTAATCCAAAGAAAGTATATGCCGATGCCAAAACTCAAGCGACACTCTTCGGAATGAAAAACTGGAGATATAAAATTCACGCACGTGTGCCAAAATACAGACCACTATGAAACAAATATTGACCATAATAGGAATATTGCTGACCACCATACTGTCAGCCCAAAACTGTACCGTTTGTCCTAACTCAAACGTACAGCTCACATCTTCATATCCTCCAACAGCTACTCACTCATGGAGCTGCTCGAATGGATTTACATCGTCATTACAGAATCCTGTCATGCCTGTCGGTACGACAAACGTAAACTGCACACTCCTTGTCACTCAGGGCGGTTGCGTTTCCACATCCACGACAAACGTCACCGTGCTTGCAGGTGGGCCAACGGCTACACTAACAGCAAACAGATGTCAGATATTATTGTCAGGTACAACTTGTGGCACTGTAAAACTTCAACGCTCACTTGATGGCACAACAGGGTGGACAGACTATATCACAAACCCCACTTTTCCTTACTCCGTCACTCAATCATATTGGTGGAGGATTAAGATGGTATGTCCTTGCGGCACTTTTTACTCAAATGCCGTATATATATATTATACAACAGGGGTAATTAATTCAGACTGCCTTATACTTCTTCCGGGATGGAACTCATACACCTGTAATACATGGGATATATATAAGTCATGCGACAATGGGGCGACATGGACATTATGGCAGTCAAACAACACCTCTGGATTTACATTTGCAGACGCTGACTGCTGCTTCAGGTGGGTGTGTGCTGCTTCGACAGGACTTAACAACTATTGTGCTAATGATTTATGTATCGTAGGCGAAAATTGCAACATAGGATGCAACGCAGCCATAGGGGTAGGGCAGGCAGGATGTACCATGAATATAACATGGGTGTCCTGTGCCGGAACATGGGCTATTCAGAAGCTAATCGGATCAACATGGACAAACGTGGCATCAGGAACATCGCCAGGGCCATCTTCATACACGATTACAAGCAACGGACAATACAGGGCTATTCAGACCTGTAACTCACCGCTCTGTAATTATCAATCCGTGACGCTTAACTTCACCACCTGCGGAGGGCCTTGTACACCATTGCCATCGGTAACCATCAGCCAATCACCAACGCCATGTACTTCCACCGCATCGCTAACAGCAAATGTCAGCAACTGCAACGGAACAGCTACATATTCATGGAGCAACGGGGCAAACACTCAAACCATTTCAGGGGTAAGCACCGGAACTTATACAGTCACCGTTTCAGGATGTTGTGCAAGCACAAGCACTTCCTATACTTTGACGTGTACACCACCAAACCCTTGCACAGGATTCTCCGCAAACATCACAGGCACTTTCACAGGCTTGTGTGTCGGCAGTTCTTACACATACAACAGGACAATCACAGGTGGTACAGCACCTTTTACACAGCAATGGAAAGTAAATGGGGTTAATGTAGGCACAGGCACTTCATACACCTACACACCGACATCAGCAGGCACTTATACACTTACCGTCACCGTAACTGATGCAAACAACTGCTCATACACGGATACAAAGACGCTGACAGTCATAAACTGCTGCGGGATGACAGTATCTCTTTCACCTGACATCACCGTTTGTGTCAATCAGTCAGGAACATTTACTGCTACGCCAACGGGGGGTGCAGCACCAATCGGGTATTCGTGGACTTCACAACTTCCACCCGCCTCGCCAGTCGCTCAGGGTAGCGGCAACCCTAAGTCTTTCACATTCGGAACGGCCGGAACTTACACCATCCAAGTCACAGCAACTGATGCAAACGGATGTACCGCTCAGGCATCGAGAAACATGGTGGTGCAGAATTGCACAAACTGTACTTGTACACCGACATTGGTGCTCAATGGTTGTGTCCTTAATGGTGAGTTCACGGGCGCAGGGTGCGGAAATTTTAACTATCAGCTTCAATATTCAGCAACGGGGTCAGGGTGGACGGCGGTCTTATCTGGTGCTTCAACGCCTGGAGGAACTATCACTTATAACCCTGTGGCTAATGGTTTTTATAGGCTTGTGATTGTCGGTAATGGTGGCAGCGGATGTACCGGTACAGAAACATCAATTGTGAGCGTAACGTGTTTTGTACCTACTTGCACAAATTCGCCTACTTTAACATTAAACGGAACGATTTCACAAACGTGTGGAACGGCTCCTGTAACTGTTTCTGGCAATACTTTTGGAGGATCTGCCACGTCTGTCACCATTACAGAAAATGGTGCGGGTACTGTATCGCCTACAAGTTCAGGGTCATCGCCTTTTGCTTTTACATATACTCCAGCGGCTGGTGATATAGGCACTACGGTAACTGTCACCGTCACAACTAACAACCCATTGGGGAGTCCTTGCGTATCCGCAGTTGGTCAATATTCCATTCAAGTAAATGCAATACCTCAGCCAGTTATAACACCTGTTTCGCCTATATGTGTCAATCAAACTGTATCATTATCAGCTACGCCAGCAGGTGGAACTTATTCTGTAACTGGTACAGGTACTTTGTCAGGTAATTCTATACTGGCAACAGGTGCAGGAAATATTGTAGTAACATATTCTGTGACTACAAATGGATGCACAGGTACGTCTCAACAAACAATTGTATCAAACGCTTTGCCTTCAACACCTGTGGCTTCTGTTGTATGCTCAGGTGGTCTTGGAACTTTGACGGTAACAAGTCCAACAGGTGCAGGATTAGAATATTCGATTAATAATACAACGTGGCAGTCATCAAATATATTTACAGGACTTACAAATAATTCATATACTGTATATGTAAGAAATGCAAATGGGTGTGTAAGTAGCACAACGGTACAGGTTAACTGCTCAACCTGTGGGTGTACTGCATCAATTGCCATAACAACAGATTGCACAATGTCGCTGACTCAGGCTTGTACAGGATACGCTTGGACGTGGCAGGAATCTTTAAACGGAACTTCAGGATGGGCAGCGGTGCAGACAAACGGAAGTACATACTCAGGTGTGTCTGGCAGGTTTTACAGGGTAGTGTTAACAAAGGCAACGTGTAGCGATGTTACTACCAATATCTTGAATCCTCTATGCCCGTGTATGGGTCTATCTATGTCTATTACGCCTGTCACGGGTGGATTGAGTTTTGGAACACTAAATTATAATGGTGTGCCACTTACAAATTATCAAATACAATGGAGGCGGTGTTCTGATAATTCTGTAGTTATAACTTCAGGAATGGGCACAGGGTCAGGATCAGGTATATTCCCACATCCATCGAGCAACGTGCCAGTTGTTGGCGATTGTTATTATGCCTTTATTGTCTTCAGTCCACAGGGTAACAACCTTGATTGCTTCCCTGATGTTAATGTCGCAAATTGGACGTGTGCGAATCCTCCAAATTATTCATACGATGGTCCTGGAGGTGCAGCAGCAACTCGTGAATTTAGAATGGATATTTCTGCCTCCACAAATATAAGAATAGGCTATTTTAGTACCCTAACAATACCTGATAACCTTGAGGTAATATATAATGGTGTCACTTTATACAATAGTAGTAATCAGATATTATTATCCAGCACTCCAATAGTCATACCGATAGTGTATGTGACTGGCGTTAATTATGTTACATTTCGTGTAACAAATTCATTGCCTTCAAGCAACACAATTTGGCAACTTTCAAACGTGAGTTGTTGTAATACTATTATATGCCCTACGATAGCAAATGTGCCGCAGGTAACATCTATTTCAACATCTATAAACTCATCTTGTCAATGTACTTTTAATTTTACATACTCCCCCTACAATCTAACTTGTAGCGGATGTTCTGATCCAATTAAAAGTAATAGTACATCGGTTGGGGGATGCGGACTTGCATTTTCATATAATGACGGAGTTTGTAAAAACGAAACGGTTGTGATTACAAAGCTATCGGGAGCATCTAAGTCGTTTGATTTTGCAACAAGTACAAATTATAATATAGTTAAAAATGCCATAATCGCAACAACTGGTGATGATTTGCTAACAATTCAATTTCATACGCAGACTTGTGGTAATGATGGAGCACTATATACTTATAATTTATTTCCGACATACCATACCATAACTTATGATGATGTTAATTTTATCATTACAATAACGGTATCTGCTACGAATCCTTTTGTAAATAATTGCACAAATTGCAACTCATCTAAAAGGACACAGTACGATTTAATATACAATTACTTTAATACTACTTCAGCCACAGGAACGGTGCTTTCTATACGAAATATTTCACGATATTTTTATTCAGCAAATGCAGTTATACCGAGAGATTTTACATCTATAATATATTGTACTGGGGGATCATGCGGTGCTAATCTTGACAGACGATATAGGCTTTCATACCGAAATACAAATTGCCCGTGCCAAAGTTGGGAACTGCACGAAGACACGGATGATAATGGTACTTATGAAACTTTAGTCCTTCAGGCACCAGGTTGGACAGGCACCTGCCTATAACTACCATTTTTGATTATACTATGTAATCATTTTGATTATAGGTTTGAATAAAATCTATACACTTTACATTTTTTTCTAAAATATTTTGATAAATGTTTTTTTATTCAAAGTAATTACCTTACCTTTGTAGGGTAGTTAGTTAGTTAATAAAAACAAATCCGTCTACATTCAGTTATAGACTCAGGGCAACAACATCACTTGTAAGTAATTGTAGCGATTCATTTTCAATACCACAGACTTTTTCATGTCCTTGACACCATGATACTAACCTTCACAAAACCTTGCGGATTCAGGCTTGCCATAGATGCAGCCAAGATAGTCAGCGTCGATGACATGGGTGACTTCTGTGTCATCGACACCGACACAGCAACATATGAGGTGCAGGAATCGTTCGAGGATATTGTCTCAGCCATCAATACTCTAAAGATGCAGCACGTCATGAAGTTTTACAATTGATAATGTAAGTCAACGATTTACATATATTAAAAATAAATTTTTATTTTTTTTGCATTTTTTTTGCGGAAAAAAGTAACAAGGTATTGTTACATGTCATATCTTTGCAACACCAACAACAACAAAGTTAATTAATCAAATAACATACCAAACAATGACACCTAAACTTTTCGACCAAATCATAGCCATACTAACAGATTGGCTGATCAATGAGGAATACGAATATGATGTATGCCTCCAAAAGCTGATGACAGCTGGACTTGATGAAGACACAGCATGGGAGTATATGGATGCCTGCAACTTCATGGGCGTTGAGAAAAAAGGCATCGCCAACGCTCTCACCGATTACATCGAAGAGCAGGAGCAGCTCGAAGCCGAAGCAGCCGCAGAAGGATTCAACTATTGTGGACATGACTTAATCATTGACACATGGTAAATATTAAAGACATAATCAGGCAATATGCTGAAACCCACAATATGGAGCAATGCCTCGCATTCATTGACGGTATCAACGCTGTCTCTGAATCCAAAGTAGACAGCCTCGTTCTGTGGGAATTTCTAAAAAAAATTTGATTTTTAAGTTCTTATGGGTAATGGAGGCTAAAAGTAGTCTCCCTTTTTTAAAAGACAATAACCAATCTCACATATCCGCTCCGGCCACGCAACCTGGTAATGTGGCTTCTTCAATAGTGGCCGGGGCTTTTTAAAAATTAAATAATATGAACCACCCTCTAATTTTAAAAAACGCAGAGACAGTAGTCAAGTATATCCTAGTCATATGCCTGCTGCTGGCTCTTTTTAACAACTTAATCAGATGCACACAATGACATTGAACACTAAACAAAAGCAAAGGCAGATAATGGACAGGCTAAAGCCTTTCTGCAAGATGTCTAACACCGACATAGCACTCGCTGCAGACGTATCACCATCCCTCGTATCATACGTCTGGGCAGGGGTAAACAAAAACCAATCTGTAATAAACACTATCCTCCTAAACCTCTCAGATGGATGGGAAGATGTCATATCACAGGATGAAATTGAAACGCTTTATGACACTTTACCTTGACGCACAAAAGGCCGCAGATTATCTGTCACTGAGTGCCGAAACTATCCATAAGTATAAGGAAGAAATCGGATACTACCGACGTGACAGAAAGGTAATCTTCAAAACGGATGACCTCGACAAATGGATCTCAAATTTTTTCACAAACAAACAAATAAATCATGAACACTTTAACAAAACTCCCAGACCCGCAAAAAATCAAAATCGCTCACTTTAAACTTTGGGCACTTAGGCACAAAAAGAGGATGGCTATCATAGAACACCTCTATCTCGTCGGCTGCTCCAATGTAACCGACCTTACAATCCACTTCCGCACACGACAAGACGAAATGTCTCAAATGCTTATGATCCTGCGTAAAGCCGGTGTGGTGCAAACTGAAAGGCTCGGCAAAGAGATTTTCTACTCAGTAGACGAAGAACAGCTCAATAAAATTTATTCAGCACTCAGAAAATTTTTTGGCAAATGAAAATTAAAAATAAACTATACCTGAACGGGCATTACGTCAGTCAAGTAAAACTCGCCCAAAGTATGGGGAAGCGAAAAGGTTTCTTGTACAGAACACTCCAGAAAGCAGCTGAGATGAATTTAAAATCCGTGACGATAAACGGAATCAATTATGACATTGCCGAACCAACTCCGGAGATAAAGAAAACACAATACAACCTGAACGGCATAAATCTTATGCTTACATACAGAAATGGTGAACTGATTAAAACAGAGGCAGTATGTTAGCAGAAGTTGATTTCGCAAACTTCAAAGTCTGGAAAAGACTATATCAGCACCGCACAGCCGTCACCATGTTCATCGTTTACGATGCTATCTTAACTCTCGAATCAGCTGAAATATTAGATATAGTCACACATATCAGAATAGACAAGCGACTAACTAAACATGCCCTGTACAAGCTGCTGGATTTAGGTAAAATCAAAAGTAGAAAGGAAGGTATTAAAATTTATTATTCACAAAACATAAAACAACATGACAGCACTGACAAAAATTGAACAATCAAAAATGTCTTTCATTGACATTTACAAAGCTGTACACAAGTGCAGCAACCAGGAGGCGGAGAATTTCTACGAAGTCGAAGCATTCCAGTTCCGCAAAGCCATAGAAGAAAATAAAGACTTCGCAGCATGCACCGACCTGTCCGTAGCAGGGGTTTTTCTCGAAGTAATATCAAACGGACTTTCTTTTGACAAATCTTCCAGGCACGTCTACATCATGAGCAGAAACGTCAACGTCGGAACTCGTGAGACTCCAAAATGGGAAAAAAGACTCACGTACTCATACGCTGCCGACGGCATCATCTACCTGTGCAAGTCAGCCCGAAGCATCAAGAATTGCAGCAGCCCGGTAATCGTTTACGAAGGCGACGAACTGAAAGTATCTAATGTTAACGGGTACAGATCCATTGATCACTCACCTGCGATTCCTCGCAAATCAAATAAAATATGGGGCGGATACTGCTTCATAACCAATAACGATAACAGCCGGGAAGCATTCTGGATGGATGTCGCTGAAGTAGACAGGCTCAAAGGCTTTTCCGCAAAGCAAAACAAAGGCAATGCAAACGAACTCTATACAGCTAATGAAGGACAGATTGACCCTGGATTCTTCGGAACTAAAATTGTCAAAGCTGCCCTTAAACACTACTCCAAAAAACGTACCGTCAATGACAATCTGTACGATGATGAGGTGATTGAATACACCAATGAGGAAGACATTATCACAACTGAATCAAATCAAACTTTAGCATTTTAATCCATGACAAATTTAATCCCATATACGGAGGCAACTAATTTGGTTGCCTCCCATAAGTCAAGAGTCCAGAAAATGGAGGCATACTTTCAGTCACTCGACAAAACTGACGACAACGCTCTCGCAAACTTCGTATCTGCAATCACAAAAGCCGTGGCAGACATGAAGGACAAAAGGATGCCCATGACAAAGGTGCTTGATGACTTCAAGAAACAGTTTACCACAGCAGAGGCAACAGCCGAAGCACTAAGGCAGGAAGCCGTCAACCTTCGGAATAAATTGGCTGCCGAAGCACTGGCAGCTGAACGCATCAGAATGGAAGAGGAACGACGCAAAATCGAAGAGCAACAAAAGGCTATTGATGCCAAAAAGACGCTCACGGATGCGATCAATAACTTTGTAATCGACACCGCCACGACTCTTAAAAAGAATATGCTCAAAGCACTGGCTGAGGTGACTGATGCCAATTACGACGCAAAATTGTCAGGACTGCAAAAAATGCCTACTAACCTGCCTCCGGAAAAGTACTATACTTTCACACTTGCAGGTTTCGATAAAAAAGAGATTGACAATGCCCTAGATACTCACAAAGACAGGCTCTTTGAGTACTTCAAGAAAGAAATCGAAACATACAGACAGGAGTGCATCCTGCACATGGCATCTATCAAGACAATGAAGTCTGAAGACAGGGCACAGATTATCACCGCAGGCATCAATGACATCAGCAATGAGGGGGCAGCAGCTAAAGAAATCGAAGCGGTAAAAACGGATATGTCCGCTCATGCCGAAAGTCAGGATGTAATCCTCTCAAATCTGCCTGTGGATTCTGACGTAAAAGGTGCAATATCTTACACTATTGAGGTGACTAACCATGCCGCCTACAAGGCACTTGTTGCTTACTGGTTTGAGGTTTGCTTCGCCACATTCACAGGCAATATAGAAACGAAAACTGTCAAGTCAATGATTACAGACCTCGAGGCTTACGCCAAGAAAACAGGGGAGTTTCTGAATGTCACCGGAATAAAGTACAACGAGGTGGTAAAGGTGAGGAATAAAATTTAAAAGTAAAGTAAATACAAACATGGTCTTGTAATGGAATGTTATGACAAAACCCATGTCAGAAAAAGATAATTATTACTCGCTCCCACAGGTGTCAAACTCAACACTGTCAGCACTGAAGAACAGACTGAAGCCTGCCGACGACATAATGCCCGAAGCAGATTTCAGATTCGGATCTCTCGTAGATGCTATGGTGTTCGAGCCTGACAGGGTAGACTGGCTCAGACAATCACTCGACAATATCGACCACTCAGATATTTTTCATATAGCAAAAAAATGTTATATGTCTTTAAAAAATGATAAATTTGCATGGAAGTTCATTGATAAAGCCGAGCACCAAAAAACATCATTCGCAACCATTGATTTTAACTGGAATGAAGACTTTAAATTCTCGCTCGACTGCCGATGCAAATGGGATTTTTTCGGGCATATATCCGGAGACCTAAAGACTACCGCTTGCACCACTCAAAAACAGTTCGATTCAGTGTTCTCATTCCTCGATTATGACCGGGCAAGGGCTTTCTATATGGACATCGATAATACAGATACTGACCTCGTAATTGGGGTGTCAAAGGTAAACTTTAAAATTTTCTATAAGCAGATTAAACGTAATGACACTACCTATCTGCAAGGGAAAGATAAATACACCGAACTGGCTTTTAAATACTATATTCTTAAAAATCAAATGGGGTTGTGATATGGCAGGATTAGAAAGACTTTTTTTAGCGGAGTCCGTTATTCCAGAAGGACCAATAGCAAGGTCAATGTGTTTTGATGATTTTTCCGAACGGCACTATCATAAAATGAATGATAATCAACGATTGCATTTTTTTGAACATGTGCAAAAGTGTCACGGGTTCACTTTAGAAAACGAACAATGCAGACATTTTTTTGCAAGGTTTAATCCTAAAAATCAATACTTAGTTTCTTGTTTTCACAACGGTAAAGCAGAAGTTATTAAATGCTATATGTTTGATGATGAATATAGAACTTCAAAAAATAGATTCGTTAATCGGGATTATATCAAAAGCGTTGTTAGAATACACGATTCTAAAACTATCATTTAACTTAAATAGAATGAGTAAAAGATGTAAATTGCAAAAGGAGTACTACCAACAATATGGAAACTATAAAGGTAATGGGAAGTACTCAGATGAGTACGTAAGTTGGTTAGAAGAACAAATCTTAGCCTTACGCATACACGATGCTGTAGGGCGAAGCGAACAATTGTGCCGATGTCACGACCCAATGAACCAAACCAATGTAATGACTGGAGAACCTGAATGTTATTATTGTGGTGGGAAAAGGTAAAGCACAATTGCCTACAACGGTTCGGGTATTAGCGATGCCCGCAACTTAGAAACTCTAAATTATTAACAGCCGTCCTGCGGGTATTGCCAATACCTTGTTAAATGCAGTGGCGGGTAAATTGAACGAAAATGAAATTAGAAAGATTGGTTTTATTGGCAGAAAAATACAACTATGTTACTTGGATGCGAAACCGTGATGAAATATCGGCAGGATTAGCTGATGAGTGGCGTAAACACTATTTGGAGCAAGCTAAAGAAATGGAAAAGCAACAAGTAATAAACGCACATCTTACTGGTTTAATTCATCCATTGGAAATGGAAGCCACTAAACAAGCTGAACAATATTATCATGATAATTTCGGTGGTCAATAGGGTTGCAGGTAACGTTGGCAATATGAAATCGTGCTGGATTACGAAGCACAAATCTATCGAACCGCTACAATGATTGATACGAGAACAAATATTTAATAACCGCACGAAGCCCAGCATGTTTTATATTGCGTGTTGTGCGTAGTGCTTTAATATCAGTAAATTATGAACACTTATAGCAAATTTGTACCAAATGTTTTCCTTGCAAAATGTACCGAAAAACACGAAAAAGGAGAAACTATTCAAATTGAAACAAAATACGGCAAAGAACATGATTGCATCGTATTTAATTTAATAGCCGAAAAAGATAGTTTTTATTATTACTCAATTGTTCGGGCTGATGGATTTAACCAACAAGAATGGGCAAAGAAAAAAGCAGAAAGACTTCAAAACGCTGCCTTAAATGCAGAAAAGAAAAGCGATAGTTATTGGAAAGCATCAAATGAGGGTGCTGATTTTCTCGCACTTGGAGAACCTATAAAAGTTGGACACCACAGCGAAAAAAGGCATAGGGCTTTGATTGAACGCAACCATAACAGAATGAGTAAAGCCGTTGAACTTTCAAAACAGGCAGAAGAATATGAAAGCCGTGTAGCTTATTGGGCTGCAAAAGCTAATTCAATAAATCTTTCAATGCCTGAAAGTTTAGAATTTTATGAGTTTGAACTTGAAAAAGCAAAGGCGAAACATGAAGGACTTAAAAACGGGACTATTGAAAGAAGTCATTCGTATTCTTTGACCTATGCTAAGAAAGAGTTGAACGACATTGAAAGTAAGCTGAAAATTGCACAACGGCTGTGGTCTTAGCATTACGCACAACGTATTGCGGCTTTGTGCAGTGCCGATAAACTTGCACAAAACTTAATACGAAATAGAAACTTATGGATATAGAAAAACTTAAATACGAAGCACAAAATAAGGCATTGCATATAGCCGATGTTAGTGGCAGTGCTTTGTTCAATGCTGATTGTATGGATATGGATATTTTACCTCTTATTCCTGATAAATCAATAGATGTATGTATTTCAGACCCTCCATATGGCTTAAATAATGACTTTGATTTTGTAGAAAATGTAATAAAAGAATGCGAAAGAATATCTAATATGCAAATTTATATACTTGATTGGCGAAACCCAATGCGGGATTGGCGAAACCCAATGCGGTTGTCTAATAATAAATTTGCTGAACTCGTGTGGGAATATGGATGGATAAGCGGAGGTCGAACAAAATCAAATCATTTTTATCCAACTCACAATACCATACATTTTTGCGGTGAAAATTTATTTAAGTTTGATACAAAAAATGGAACAATAATAAAAAGACAAAGTGGGTTTTCATCCCCTCGTCAATGTTCATATGCTAAGAAAAGTGGACATCCGTACGAAAAACCCATAAAACTAATGAAATATCTAATTGAAAGGAGTTATTGCCAAAGCATAATTGACCCATTTATGGGTAGTGGCACAACTTGTTTAGCAGCAAAAGAGTTGAACCGTAAATTTATTGGTATTGAAAAAGAGGTAAAATATTATGAGTTGGCAGTTGCTCGTGTGTTCGGGTGGCATTGCCACTAACGGATTAGGGCTTTGCGTTCGGGCGGGATTTGAAACAACAAACTTTAATTTAGGCACAAATGATAAATAGTAGTACAGAACTTGAAAACTTGCAGGTCTGCCCGCCTGACGCAAAACCCTTGTTACCTGCCGTTTTTTCTATCAGCAGTAAGGTTTGTCCGATTTGCAAAACTGAAAAAGACTTGTCAAATTTTGGCAAATACTTTTCAAAAGAACGACAAAAATATAGAGTTCAAAACTATTGCAAAAGCTGTGAAAAATCAGAAAAGAAAAGGCGTTCAGCAGAATATTACGAAGCTAATAAGGAAGCAAGGTTGCAATATGCTAAAGACTATCGGGCAAATCCTGCAAATGACGAAAAAAGAGCGGTTTTGGCTAAAAAATTTAAAACTAAATATCGTGAAGAATTGCAAGACTGCTACGTGAGGGATAGACTAACACAAGATGATAATATTCCAAATTATGTTTCAAAATCCATTCCTGAAATCGTAGAAGCAAAAAGAATATCAATAAAAATAAAACGTAAAATAAAAACTTTAAAAAATGGCAAAAAATAAATTATCAGACCTAAACGACCACTTGTTTATGGCGTTAGAGCGACTAAACGAAGAAGATATTTCTACCGAACAAATAGAGGCGGAAAGTAAAAGAGCCGAAGCTATTATTGGTGTGGCAAATCAAATTATTTGCAATGCTAAAATAACACTTGATGCTATGCGGTTAGTGTCAAACGGAAATTTAGACACAACTGAACTACCTGAAAGTTTCGGCTTCAAAAAGCTGGGTAGTGGCTCGTCCCAAAATGGCAGGTAACGGTTTGCGGCTACACGCTCGTTTTAATGGCGTGTAGCTGCTGTTAGCTGCTGTTTTTTCTTATTGATTTTTAGGTAGTTATAAAATATTTTAAAATTTCTTTGAAAAAAGTTTGCAGTTATCAAAATAGGTTGTATATTTGTATCAACAAAACAGCAAAACAATGACAAACTTAAAAACAACACTCGGACTAAGAAACAACATAGACCAATTCTCAAATAGAGATGCAGCTTTCAGATGGGCAAACAACTGCATAAAACTACATATTGTAATGCTTGGTGATAACGGTAAGTATTGGGTTGCTTGCTTCGCAGATGCTCAAAAACTTTCTAAAATAGGTTATGAAATTGCAGCGTAAAAACAAAGGCGGTAAACGCAAAGGAGCAGGTCGGAAACCTGCACCTTACCAAACAAAAACATTCGCTTTCCGTGTCCGTGTTGAATGGTTGGAAACAGTAAAAGCAACAGTAAAGGCTAAAATTGCGGAATTGTCGCAAAATAGCAGCTAACGTTCAGGTATTTATGTCAGGTGTGGAATTGGCGGCACACCTGACGCCCAATGAACTGAAGATGCCGTGATATTCTACCGCCACATTATTAATGTCCTGCCACACTTGCATAAATACCAATGTTGTACGCTGCTAATTATGGGTTTAAAATATTTCTTTGAAAATGTTTGCAATTACAAAATAGTTGTTTTATATTTGTGTACACAATCAAAAAATACAATTATGAAAGTCTTAGATTTAATTCGCTACATCGCACAACATCCTGAGTACACAACAATCGTAATTAAGGATGAAGATGATATGTCGCCGCTTACAGCTATTAATTATTTGGCAAGCATTGACCCGTCACATTATGACAGTATGTTTTTTCACATCAACGGAACTTTAGAGAAAAATACTTTGAATGTATGGTAAAAAAGAAAAAAGAAAATCGTGGCGGCTCTGGTAGAAATCAGGGCCGCCATTCAAAGTACGGTGAAGAAACCTCAACCTTTTCCTGCCGTGTGCCTGTGTCAAAAAAAAGCGAACTGGCTGCCATTGTCGCTGCTGCACTTAAACGCTGGATGAAAAAGTAGCGTACAACGGTTCGGGTATTGCCGAAGGCAGGGATTTACAGCACAAAAGTAACATAGATGCAGAAAGTTGAATTACATACCAAAGTTTGTTCGGAGCAGGTCAGCCCTGCTTTTGGCAATACAATGTTGGTGGTAGTGCGGGTACTTCATATGCAATTCAGTGTAACAGTGAACACTGAAACTATTGAAGATGCTGAAAACTTAGTTAGTAGCATTTGTGAGCCGGCAGATTTTCAAATAATGAATGTCTTAAAGATAAAGTGAGCTACAACCTAAAAAATATAAAGGAAGAGTTTAAATCCAAAGGGATTTTCTATACGCAACCGGAATTGGCAGCGTACATGAAAACTCTGGTTGATATTGACATTAAAGACGTGTATGACCCAACGTGTGGCGATGGCTCTTTGCTTAGTTGTTTCCCTGACGAACTGCCAAAGTATGGGCAGGAAATCAACGACCATCAATTAGCGGTAGCAAACCAAAGGCTAAAGAATTTCACAGGCATTTGTGCAGATACTTTGAAAGACCCTGCATTCATGGATAAGCGTTTTTCCTGCATTGTTGCCAATCCGCCGTTTTCAATCGCATGGGAACCGCCAACAGGGTTATTTAAGGATGAACGCTTTGCCGAAGCCCCGGCACTTCCACCGAAAAGCAAGGCTGATTACGCTTTTCTGTTGCACATTATTCACCTGCTGGCACATGACGGAATTGCGATTGTGCTAAACTTCCCTGGTATTCTTTACCGGGGCAACAGCGAAGGAACTTTAAGAAAGTGGTTTGTACATAAGAATTGGATTGAAAAAGTGATACAGATACCCGGCAAAACTTTCGTTGATACAACGATTGCAACTGCTTTGCTGGTGATGAAGAAAAACAAAACCACTACCAACATTGAATTTATTGACAATGAATTGAAGCTATCGAAAGTTGTATCGGTTGATGAAATAATAAACAACGATTACAATTTAGCGGTCAGCAGCTATGTGCAGAAAGAAGCGGAAAAGATAATCGTTGATGCCGCCGATCTGCAACGAAAGGCAAGGGCTGGAATGGTGAGAAAACTGAAAAAAGATATTGAGATGGATAAAATGATTTGCGAACTGGAAGGATGGGATTTTAACAGCTATCTGGATGACTTGAAGAATGTAGTCAACTCTTACTACACTCTTGGAATGTCAGGCTGATAGCATTACCACCAACGGTTTGCGGCTTTGTGTCTGTTTACCCCTTGCACAATGCTTCAAGTTACCACAAATGTTGGTGGGGTAAATAGCACAAAACCGCTGTTATACGCTGGCACGGTTGATTAAACGATAAACTTAAATAGAATGAATAAATACAGAAAAATACCAATAGAAGTTGAAGCGGTTCAATTTACCGACAAAACTAAGGATAGAGTTTACGCTTGGGCAACATCTATTCAGGGAAATGTGTTTCACGATTGGGACGAAAATAAACAACCGATTTTGAGAATACCGACACTTGAAGGAGAAATGATTTGCTCGATTGGAGATTATCTTATTAAAGAGCCATTTCCAACTGATTGGCGTAAACTCTATCCGTGTAAGCAGTCGATTTTTGAACAGTCATACGAAGCCGTAATGTAGTGCGCCTATGGAGACGCTGGCGTTAGTCAGGTCTGTGAAGTAGGAACTGTTTTTGGTCGCTCTTTGCGTCCTTAAATGGGGTACAACATTTTTTTGTTATATTTGCACACCCGCAAGAACTTAGCAATCAAGAAGACTTTTTTTGATTTCTAAACTCTCAATCTCTTTATTAAATGATCAAACTCCGACCCTATCAGGAGGATGGCATAAACAATATTGCCCATAAATATGGGCAAGGCATACGCCGTATTGTTTTTCAAATGCCAACCGGTTCAGGTAAATGCCATGCCAAAGGAACAAAATTATTAATGGCTGACGGTTCTATTAAATTAGTTGAAGACATTATTGTCGGAGACAAATTAATGGGGCCTGATAGTATGCCCAGAAATGTTTTGTCTATTGCAAGAGGTAACGAAACAATGTATGAGGTTAAACCTATAAAAGGTGACTCATTTATTGTTAATGAAAGCCATATCCTTTCATTAAAGTACACAGGTACGCAAAATATAAGAAACATATCAATAAAAGAATATTTAAAATTATCTAATAATCAAAAACATCTATTAAAAGGATATAGGGTAGGTGTTGATTTTGAAAGTAAAGAAGTAGATTTTGACCCTTACGTATTAGGAGTTTGGTTAGCTGAAGGAACTCACAATAAATCAGTTATAACAAACCCTGATCGAGAAGTAATAGATTATTTAGAAAAATATGCTTCAACTTTGCCCAATATGTCTGTTAGACATGAATGCGTGGAATCAACTAAAATAAATACAGTTTTTTATAGTAAAAAAAGTAATGGATGCAAAGGTGGTAGTAATGTATTTTTAAATTATCTTAAAAAATATGATCTTGTTTCAAACAGACACATACCAACTGTTTATAAAATAAATAGTAAAGATGTTAGACTTCAAGTTTTAGCAGGTTTATTAGATGGTGACGGGTATCTGAATAATAATGGTTATGAGATAGTAACTAAGTATGAAAAATTACACAATGACATATTATTCTTGGCCAGATCATTAGGTTTGGCAGCTTATTCTACATATACAAAAAAAGTAAATACTACAACAGGAATAGAAGGTTATTACTATCGAATAAGTATAAGTGGCAACACTGAAATAATTCCTTGTAAAATTGAGAGAAAAAAGGCATCAAAAAGATTACAAATAAAAGATGTTTTGAATTTTGGCTTTAAATTAAATAAGCTAAAAAATGACGATTATTACGGTTTTGAATTAGATGGGGATCATTTGTATTTATTACATGATTTTACCGTTACTCACAATACCGTCACTTTTGCCGGGCTTATACACCGATATATCCAGCGTTACCACAAGTCCGCTCTCATATGCGTACACCGTGAAGAACTCCTCAATCAGTCACGGGTAAGCCTATACAATGGCTTTAAGATTAATTCTGAAACTATCGTCGCAGGCAAGTCACACCTTCGCAAGTCTCAGGTCTACGTCGCTATGGTGGAGACCCTTAACAACAGACTGAAGAAACATGAACAATGGGCAGACCACATAGGACTTGTAATAGTGGACGAAGCTCACGTGGGAAATCATAAAAAAATATACGATTACTTCCCCAATGCCCTCATAATAGGATTTACTGCCACACCTCTGGCAGCTTCAAAAAAAGATCCGCTGAAAAATCACTTTGATGACATTGTCACAGGCCCTCAGATTTCTGAACTGATTGACAATCACAGCCTTTGCCCGAATATGACGTACAGCCTCAAAGGTATTGAACCTAAAAAATTCGGTATCAAGCGTGGCGAATATGACCAGACGCAAATGGCTAACGAATACAGCCGCTCAAAGAATGTACACAACACCGTTGCCGCTTATCGCAGGCATTGCAATAATGAAAAGACTATCATTTTTAATGTAAATATAGATCACTCAAAGCTCGTCTGCCAGGCTTTTATCGATAACGGCTACAACTGCAAACATATTGATGGCACTGAGGACAAAGTAAGCCGTGCCAAGATTTTCCAATGGTTTAAAAATACACCTGATGCCATCCTTTGCAATGTCGGAGTAGCCACCACAGGATTCGATGAGCCGACAATCAAAAATGTGATTGTCAATAAGTCAACGCTGTCACTTCCTCTTTTCCTGCAAATGACAGGACGGGCATCAAGACCCGCTCCCGGAAAGGACTTCTTCAGAATAATAGATATGGGTGCTAACGCTAAGATGCACGGTGACTGGTCTTTGGACAGAAATTGGAATGATATATTTTTTTATCCAGACAGACCTTCAAAAGGTGGTGGAGTGCCTCCGATGAAAGAATGTGATAGCTGCGAAGCACTGCTGCACACACGCACCATGACTTGCCCATATTGCGGACATGTACATGAGGTGACAGAATCCTATGACATGGTTGCTCCTGACTTTGAGCTGCTTGTAAGCCGCATTAATGTAAAAAAATACCACGATGAAGCGACAGAACGTGGACACAAACCTTTTAAACCGTTCTTCGACATCCTCAATACTTCTGTCACCATCCTGAAGCACCGCACCAACGGCATTGATCTGAATTACAGCGACATGGAAGATGCCTTCAAGTCTTTTGAAGTAAAAGTCGGTGAGTGGTGCAAACTCGATGGCCGACCATTCGGTAAATCTATTAAAAAGTTCGCACACGAGCAATGGATGAAAAAAGTATCTGAAATGTATGGTAAACAATTGAGCTTAAATTAATAACATATGGAATTAAATAAAATATATCACGATGACTGGATGAATAACCAACTACCCGATAAATCGGTGCAGTTGATTATAGCCGACCCACCATATTTTGAAACAAAAGGAGATTTTGACTTTGTTTGGAAAACCTTTGACGATTATTTAATTGACGTTGAAAAATGGGCTATTGAATGTAAAAGGTTGCTTGCTGATAACGGCACTTTGTTTTGGTACGGACACGCTAAAAATATAGCTTATGCACAAGTAATATTTGATAAGCATTTCAACTTAATAAATAACCTTGTTTGGGATAAAGGCTCATTTATGGGATTAGAAGAAAGCGAAGGATTAAGAAGTTTTGCACCTTGTACCGAAAGAATTTTGATGTATAGTAATTACGATTATAATAATGAAAAAGGATATGCAACTTTAAAAGTAAAGGAATATTTACAAACAATAATTACAAACAAAGAGCTTCAAGAAATATTGTTAAAAAACAATTTTTGTTCAAATAAATCTTCCGCTATTACTGTCGCAGCTAGTAAATTAAATTTTAAAACCACAAGACATGATTTTATACAAGAAGATTTATATAATTTAATAGATAAACCTAAAAAAACATATTTAGAACTATTGAAAATGTACACAAGTTATCAAAGACCATTTTCAAACTGTTTTAAACTTCAAGAGATTTTACGATTTTCAAATGAAGCTACAAAGACTGGCGCAAAATATGACCACGAAACAGTAAAGCCTGAAACACTTACAAGGGCTTTAATTTTGACTTGTAGCCGTGAAAATGATTTGGTATTCGTTCCTTTTGCTGGAAGCGGAACAGAGTGTGCAATGGCGGCAAAAGAAAATAGAAACTTCATCGGTTTTGATATTGAGCCAAAGTATGTAGAAATGGCAACGAAACGATGCCAAAATATTTTATCACAACCAACATTATTCTAAATATGATTTCAATCTATAAAAACACATTCGACACAACCAATACCGATACCATTGACATTGATATATTTCTTGAAAACATCAAGAACGGACACTATGCCAATCATGTCATCAATGTCAGAACAGCAAAGACAGACGAAGAACGACGCAAGGCAAAACAACACTCTCCAGTCGTAGCCATCTCAGGTACTTTTTCACAAAAGAAAGACGCAGGACTTATCCAGCACTCAGGATTCATATGTATAGACATCGACAACGTAGACCCTGCCGATACCAAAGGAATCATTTGTGCCGATGACTATGTGTATGCCGCCTTTGAATCCATCGGTGGCAATGGACTGGCAGTAATTATACAGATTGACGGAAAACGTCACAGGGAGGCTTTCCTTGCCATCGCTGAGTACTTTGCCAATACATATGGCGTAGTATGTGACCACTCCTGCATAAATGTCTCACGGGGCAGATATATAAGCCACGACCCTAATATTTATATCAATACCAAAGCCAAGAAATGGGCAGCCTATCAGCCAAAGACGGAGACCACCAAAGTAAAAGAAACAAAAGTCATTTTTGTAAAAACGGACTTCGATGACATCATCAATCAGATTTGCAGCCGAAGGTTGGACATTGCAGGTAACTATCACGGATGGGTAAATATTGGCTTTGCCATAGCTTCAAAGTTCGACGAGGCAGGACGTGAGTACTTCAGAGCCATATCGCAATATCGTAATGGTGACCAGGCAAAAAACGAAAGGCTCATTGACCGACAATATGATGCCTGTCTGAAGTCTGAGCGAAGCGGAAAGACAGGGGTGACTATTGCATCACTTTACTACCTCGCCAAGCAGGCAGGGATTGAGACATACAGCAGCCAGACTAAGGAAATTATCAAGATTGCATCATCGCAGAAAAGATCCGCCGGAATGGATGACAATGCCATCCGGGAGAATATGAAACAGCACACTGACTTTGACCACGACACCATCGACGAGGTAGTGCCGCAGGTGGGTAAGGATACTTTTGTCGAAGACCTATCCATCATTGACATCGTATGCGATGAAGTGAGAATGGTGTACCAGGTGCGACGCAATGTTATAAGCCGGCAGCTGGAGATTAACGACAACGGCAAATGGCATAATGTGGATGACATCTACCTTAATACCATGTTTCTGAATCTGTATAGGAACATACCCAAGCTAAATTTTGAACTATTTAACAAGATCCTCTTCAGTAAGATGACGTATGAGTACAATCCTTTTCTTGACTTCATTGACAGGAATAAGGACTTGAAGCCCACCGGAAACATCAGGAGGCTGTCTGATTGCATCACGTCCGATTTTGGGCTTTCAGGGGCTGACAGGGAGCATTTTATCAGAAAGTGGATGGTAGGTATCATTTCATCCATACATGGCGAACACAGCCCTCTTATGCTCGTTTTGACAGGTGAGAAACAGGGCACAGGTAAGACGCAGTTCTTCAGGAGGCTGCTGCCGGTTGAATTAAGACACTACCACGCTGACAGCAAACTGGACATGGATAAAGATGCCGAGATACTTATGACGAAGAAACTAATTATCCTGGACGACGAACTTGCAGGTAAGTCAAAGCGTGAAAATACCAGGCTGAAGGAACTGACATCAAAGCAGACATTCAGCATACGTGAGCCATATGGACGTGTTAGCGTTGACTTAAACAGGATTGCAGTACTGGCAGGTACATCCAATGAAAACGGGGTACTGAGTGATCCTACCGGAAACCGTAGGGTGATTCCTATCCATGTGTCTAATATTGACCACAATGCCTACAATGCCATTGACAAGACTCATCTGTTTATGGAGGCATACTGGCTATGGGTGAATGGTGAGACGCATGAATTTACCGCTGAAGACATCGCAAAGCTGAAGGGCAACACGGACTACAATTTTGAAGAGGTGATGCCTGCCGAAGAGGCTATATTGTCATGGTTTACAATTCCTAATAACAATATAGATGGGAATTACTATACATCCACTGAGATAGCCTCACATATCGAAAGAAGTGGCAGTGTAAGAATTATTCCGAAGGCAATTGGACAGGCTTTGCAAAAACTTGGAATTAAGAGACAGTTCTTCAAGATAGACGGAAAAGGGGCGATGGGATACAAGCTGATAAAAAAGATGATGGCGGATAATGACTTCCGGGAAGATGCGGATGTGCTGTCAGCCGACACAACTACCCATACTGACGATTATACCCCTTTCAACTTTGAAGCACCATTCTGATACCTATATATCACATCACCTGTTATATATAACAGTAAAAATCAATCAAGTGTTATATCAAAAAACAACATCCAACTTTTTGACTTTCAACATACTATCTATATTATATAATAATAATATAACAGATATAACAGATATATTATATATAGAGAGGATTGTATATAGTAGCACTACATATAGGGGGTATATGGGGGGTATATGGCTATTATGCCGTATGATTTTTTCCTACATAAGAAAAAATGTTGTTTTTCTGTTATATCTGTTATATGCCATTTGTAACTTACTGAAAATCAAATTATTACACCAATATAACAGGAAATCAACTGTTATATCAAAAAAATACCTGTTATATCATGAAATCTGAAGACAAAATACACACAGAATGCTATGTTTGGTTTCACAACACCTTCCCGAATCTCAGGGGGCAGTTGTGGCACACACCAAACGGAGGCCACAGGCAGATAGTAGAAGCCGGCAAGTTTCGTACTATGGGAGTGCAGAGGGGAGTACATGACTTGCTGTTCCTGTACGGTGGAAAACTACATTCTTTTGAGATTAAAAACGAAAAAGGCAGGATGACACCTGAGCAAAAAACATTTGCTGACATGATAGTATCCAACGGTGGCACTACATGGATCATCAGAGATGTTGAAACTTTTAAGAAAATAATAAATTCAATAATATGCAATTAAACACAAAAGAGGTCAAGAAGGCCCTGTCATTAATGGTCAAAGGTGGCAACAATGTTTTGCCGATACTTGACAACATCCTGATCCAATCAAAAGATGGAAAGGTGACATTCACATCATCAAACCTACGCCAGACGGTAAGGGTGGAACTTGACGGCAGTGCCGAACAGTTTACCGCCTGCATCGACGCTGCATTGTTCACAGCTACAATATCAGCAATTGACGTGGAAAGTTTTGATTTCGTCTCCGACGGCACAACAGTAACCATCACCACGGCCACGGGTATCTTCCGGATGCCTACGGTCGACGCTTCAGATTTTCCACAACAGGACTTTGCCTGTGAGTGGGAGATGGTGGAGTGGCAGCCATTCATTGACAAGCTGACAAAGGCATCCACATATGTCAGCAGCGACGAGTTGAGGCTTGCCATGACGACGGTGCTGGTGGACTTTTCAGAAAACGTAATTTGTGCCACGGATGCCCACAAACTTTACACTGCATCACTGGACAAATACGGACTGACATCACGCATCCTGCTACCGGCAGAGATAGTGCCTGTATTGGCAAAGATTGACGGTGGTATAGTTGGGGTGAGTGTGGGTGACAGATCCTGTGACTTCAAGTTTGAAAATGTGATGATAAAAACAAATATCGTCGATGCCAATTATCCAGCCTTCAAATCAGTCATTCCGCAGTCATCAGCATTGAGTGTTAAGGTTAACCGTAAGGAGTTAATCAATACTGTCAAGCGGTGCAAGATATATGCAGGGGACAATGACAGGGTGACGTTTTTGTTTACGCCATTTGACACTACAGTCTCAGCCGTCAATATAGACAGGGGGCAGGAGTGTAAAGAGGTGATAGGTGGCAATTGTACAGGGCAGATTACCATAAGCATGATGGGTGCTAATGTACTGAAGATGCTCAACACCTTTGACGACGATTATTTGGAATTGCAGCTCAACGCACCTAATCAGGCATTGGTGTGCAGGTCTGGTGATGAGTTGGTCTTAATTATGCCTGTTGTTTTTTAAAAAAAATGCACAACAGGTTACATATATGAAAAAAACATTATATTTGCACAATGAAAGTCAAAAGAATCTACATCTGCCGGCATAGTGATGAGGAATATGTTTTTGCAAAGATGTCGGTGATGTGTCGCCACTTTGATTTTTCCACCAGTACGGTGAAAGCGATCATTAAGCAAAACCGGAACAAGTTTAAGATAAAGGGCGTATCAATTGAGGTGAAGACTGTAATTAGCGAAGAAACATTAATTAATAACCAAAACAATACATTATGAGTTCGTTAAATTCACTATGGATCAAGAAAGAAAAGTTGCAGGAGATATTGAAGGTATTGGAGGCGAAAGATCAGACGGGCATTGAGTTGACTATCAGCATTGACAATGAGCCTAATGCTTATGGTCAGAATGTGTCAGCGTTTGTCAGTCAGAGTAAAGAGGACAGGGAGGCTGAGAAGCCAAAGTATTATGTGGGCAATGGCCGTACATTTTGGACAGACGGTAAGATTAGTGTGGTGAATGTTGGTCAGTCCAAGAGTGTTGCTGCTGGTGTGCCTGTTGGAACGGAGGAGAGTTTGCCATTTTAAATTGTTTGTTTGTTTTTGTGATTAAGTGCAACTCTTGTCAGGCTATGGTCAGTCAGGAGTTGCCTTTTTAATTAAAAAAAGCTAATGATACAACATAATGACATTATAGCTAACCGTAAAGCGAATGATAAAACTTGATGATAAATTAACAGTAAAAAGAAACGGAATTGATGTAACTAAAGTTTTCAAACAGGTATAAAACAGGTATTTAAATGGCATCATTCCCTAATGACGATACGAAATTCAAAAAAGGCATTACTGGCAACCCAAACGGTCGGCCACGCAAAAAGTACAGCGAACACATCAACGACATCAAATCGAAGGGATATGTAGCACCGCTGAAGCATGAATATTATGAGATGGTAGGGCTTTTGCTGTCAATGAATGAGGAAGATTTAAAAGAATTTGCACAGGATAAGGATAAGCCGTATTGGATTAGGCTCATAATACTTGACTTGAATAATAAGAATCTGAGAAGCCGCATAATGATAGACTATCGTGACTGGCTATATGGCAAGGCAGATCAGAAGACGGAGGTGTCCGGTACGGTGACATACGACAGAGACCTTGCAAAAGACCTGCTAAATATGTGGTACAATCCTGAGACAAAGAAGTTTGAAAAGTTAGAGTGAAATGCCTGACATAACAAAATGCACTAATGACTTCTGCACCTTAAAAGAGAGGTGCTATCGGTACATTTGCGATGATTGGCATTGGCAGGAATATGATTGCTACAAACCTGATGCTGATGGCAAATGTGATTTTTTCACAAGTGAAAAACCTACACCATGACAATAATTATCTTCACAGTCATAATGGTTACCATAGTAGCCATGTACATCAGGCAGGGCAAGGCTAATACAACCATGCACTCCATGATTACGGCATTGATAGACAAGGTAAGGGAACAGGCGGATTATATCAAGTATCTGCAACTCAATGAGCGGCTGCACGAACTTGACTACTATCTCCTTGAAGCTGAGGAACATGAGGAATATGAGAAGTGTAACAGGATAAGGAATGAGATAGACAGCCTGGAGGTGCAGGTTGAGAAATTGCGGGCGAACCTAAAAGAATAATGCTTGTTACGTGGATAGGGGATGTGGACTATGAAAATGCAGTATCCATTTCTGAGGAGGCAAAAGCGTCCGGTATCATTGTACTGCCACGTCACTATGCCAATACCTTTCAGTCAGATGCTACGTTCAAGATATGGTACGGCAGCCGGGTAAGTGCAAAGACATGGGTAAAGTCGGTGGAGTTTATAAACAAATGCGTCACACAAAAATACTTCAGGGGGCTGTTTGCCAGGCAGACACAAAAGGACGCAAGGGAGTCACAGTTTCAGTTGCTTAATGACTTAATTACAAAGATATATCCCTGGCTTGCTGAGGACTTTATCATCCACAAGTCCACAATGATGATTTCGCATAAGAATGGAAACTTCATGAGGGGTGCATCATTTGAAGACCCTATCAGGTCACTGGCAGAATACACAGACTTTTGGATTGATGAGCCGATTACCAGGAATGGCAGTGTGAGGAAAAACGATTTGCTTGACTTAAAGGGCACGTTAAGGAATAGCTACGGCATAAAGTCACAGATACACCTGACGTTTAACCCCATCAGCAAGCAGACGTGGATATATCAGGATTTCTTTGATGAATTAAAGTTTGGCGATGTAGACATAGCATTGTGCAATTACCAGCACAATCCATTCTGTCCTCCTGAGAAGGTTAGGGAATTAGAAGAGTACAAGTACATTGACCCGGAGCGATACATGGTAGACAGTTTGGGACATTGGGGAGAGATAAAGAATGATGATCCGTTCTTCAATCATGCCAACAGGATAGTCTTTAAGCCGTTTGTGGTTAAGGACATGGAGGACTTGTGGGCGAGTTTTGACTTTAACTTTGACCCTACGACGGTAATCTTTGCACAGAAGATAGAGGGCTTCGGCATAGTGGTATTGGATACGATACAAAAGAAAGGAGGTACTGAAAATCTATGCCATGACACCAAACACATAGTATTCAGTCATGCCGGGAGAAAGATGGTGACAGGTGACTTTTCAGGCAATCAGCGGTCGAGCGTCGGAGGTGTTAAGGCAGGGCAGGAGATAACCGACTACCTTCATATTATGAATGTTTGGGGATTGCAGGATAGCAACTTAGTCAATACAAAGACAGTCAATCCTATGTTTCACATCAGCCGGGACTTGTGTAATCAGGTAATGTACAAGATACCGATATACTTCAATGATACTCCGGGAAACAGGGCTTTGTATGACGAAATATATAAGGCTATGATAGTCAAGTCAGACAGTGGCAGGATAGGACTGTTTAAAAACAGGGAGATGGGCTATGGCATGGATGCTGTGGATGCGTGGCGGTACTTAATACACGCCATGTTTCCGGACTTGAATAGGGATGTGGACAGGTTTGTGGTGTAGGTAAAAGATAGAAACGAAGAAAAAAACTAAGTGAACTACCCACCCACGCTATTGGCACAAATTTTGTATTTTTGTAATGATGGATCAAAAAAAGATAATATTAGAAGCCTTTGAAAAAGGATATTATCCGACGTTAACGTTGACGCTACCCAAAAAGCGTCCTGGCAATATCATAGCCTACGAGATGGATATATTAGGCGACATTGAGCCTGATGATCCTGTATTGACGGTTGAATTGGATGAGGCTACAACATTGAGGGTATTGGAGGTAGTGAATAAATTTCTCTAAAATCCCACACATATATAAAAAAAAGATTATATTTGCAAGTCAGAAAAGGGATGGGTGTTTAAATTAAAACACCTCTATGGCTACAATTGCGGAAGAAAACATAATAATTGACTTTCAGGTACGGACAGATGGACTCCAAGTTGCATCTAAGTCTGTTGCGGCATTGAATACAGATGCTAAAAAATTGGAAGATACACTTGCTAAAGGCATAGGGGCAGGATTTGACTCAAAATCCATAGCACAGAAACTTTTATCTGTCGACAATGCTATTAATCGAATAAATGAGGGTGTAAAAAAGGCGGCAAAAGGTGATTTGTCAGCATTGGAGCGTGAATTTACGGACATCGCAAAGGCAGCAAGGCTAACCAGTGCAGAGCTTGAGCATTTGGCTAACAATGGTGAGGAAGTGGCGAGGGAGTTATCAAAACTTGGCAACATAAAGACACCGGATGCGGGTGGAGGTGGTTTCTTTGGCAGGATAAAGGAGTTTGCACTTGGTGGCGTGATAGCTAATGGGGTTACAGCATTAATAGGCAGCTTTACACAGTTGGCAGGGTCTGTTTTTCAGGCAGGTGCGGCATTTGAGAAGACACAGGCTACATTTAATAATGCTTTTGGTGACAAAAAACTGGCTGAGGATTATATATCATTAATTCAGGATTTTGCAGCTACTACGCCATTTGAATTTGACAGGCTTGCAGCATCAGTATTAAAGCTAACAAACAGAGGATTCACACCGGTAAGGGAAGAGTTGACAAAGTTGGGAGACATTGCAGCATCATCAGGCAAAGATTTCGACCAGCTTGCCGAAGCTGTTTTAGATGCTCAGACAGGCGAGTTTGAGCGATTAAAAGAATTTGGTATCAGGGCATCAAAAGCCAACGGGGAGGTAAGTTTATCATTCAAAGGGCAGACGGTTTCTGTAAAAGATAATGAAAAGGCAATCAGGGATGCCATTATTGCCTTTGGTGATCTTGAAGGTGTACAGGGCACAATGGCAAGTCAGGCAAAGACAACAGATGGTGTATTGTCCAATTTTAAAGATACACTTACACAAATATCAATCCGGATATTCCAGGCTTTTGGCCCTACTATTAATACATTTATACAGAAGACTGGTGAGTTTATACAAAAACTGTTTGATTATGTAGCACCGCTCGGAAAGGCATTCAGTGACCTTTTCGGTACTTTGTTTGAAGGCGTAAGTGCAGGCGATGTACTTTCTAAAGTGTTTGACATTATAGGTATAGCAGTAAAGAGCCTTGTGAGTTACCTGAATACTACCATTACCACAGTAACGGATGTAATAAAGTGGTTTAAGGAACTTGGAACTACAGTACCAATTATTGGTAATTCATTTGATTTTATCAAATCTGTCATAGGAAATGTAATTGATGGATTATCTAAATTACCAGCATTTTTGGCAGCAGGTCAAAAGGCATTAAAACAATTTTATAGCAATCTAAAAAATCTTGATTTCAGCGTCGGAATTACTGACACGTTCAAAAAAGAATATGATTCAATTATCAATGACCAAAAAAAGTTAAATGATAACAGCAAGAAAAATGCTGCAACAGAGGAAGCAATATTAAAAAGGAGAGCGGAACAAGAAAAGAAATTAAATGCGTCAAAAACAGGAAAGGGGAAGGGTGATGCAGACAAGGCACGTAAGGAGGCACTTCAAAAGGAACTTGATGCTGAATCATTAAAATTTCAGATTCAGGAAAACAATGCCAGGCGGACAATAAAGAATGAAAAGGAACTTGAAAAGAAACTAAAGGAAATTGAAATTCAAAAACAGATTGCACTTGCTAACATACGAAAAAAGTATGCTAAAGAGGGTACACTTGACTTTGAGACAGAAGTGGGCAAGATATTGGAGTTGGTTGCTGAATTGCAAAAACTTGAAGGCAAGCCTGTTGAATTTGACATAAAGGTAAATGCACCTGAGCCGGGTGCTGTGTTTGACTTGGTTAAAAAGATAAAAGACGACATTGCCGCAGGGCTTATAATAACACAAGAGGATATAGATGCAGCATTGAAGGTGGCATCAGATGCAATATCAAAGAGGGCTAATGATTTTGCGGCAGACAATGCCGGACAGCAGCGGATACTTGAGGCAGTCAGGACAGGTGATTCAAAAGTGATTGATAAGGTAGAGACGGAAGAGGGCATCAAAATTGCGGAGCGTGGTTTGCAATCATTAAAAGATGAGCTTGCCGCATATGTTGTGGATGAGAATAGAACATCTGAGGGTTTGTTTGAATTAAAGCGAAAGATAATAGATGCTGAGATTGAACTTGAGCGAAAGAAAAACGCTGAAAAAGAAAAAACTGCTGAGGATGAAAAACGCAGGGCACAGGAGAGGCTTGAAGAGTACAGACAGATAGTGTCTGCGGCAAAGGAATTGACAGATGTGGTACTTACTGAAGCCATCAGACGCAAGGATGCAGAGATAAAGATACAAGAAGATAGAATCAATGGACTGCTTAACACCATTGACAAAGGCAATACAGAGCAGGTGCAACTTGAAGAGGAGCGGCTTAAAAAGTTGAGGGAAGAAAAGGAAAAGTATGTACAGGCACAGAGGCGAATAGCAGCTATTGAGATAGCCTTAAACAATGCCATTGCCATAAGTGAGGGTATTAAGAACATTGCAGCGGCATTTAAGGGAGGTTTGTTAAATGGAATACTTACGTCTGCCGCACTTGCGGCACAGGTAGCAGCGACGGTCATAGCTTTAAAAAATGCTTTCTCTGACACTCCTTCATTCCGCAAGGGTACTGAGCGTACCGGCAGGGGTGGAATAGATGGGTATGGTGGTTTTAATGCCATTCTGCACCCTGATGAGAGGGTATTGACAGCCGAACAGAACGCACCGCTGCTCAGGTATGGAATCAAAAACGATGACGTACCAAAATTAGCATTGCTCGGTCTCGGGATGAAAAAGTTTGGCACAAAAGCCGCCAATGTCGACCTGTCAAAGATGGAAAAGATAATGAAGGAACAGAACCAAAAACTTGACAGGATTACTGAAGTGCTCCAAAACAGCGGCATGGATGTATCTATATCCGACGAGGGCATACTGACCATGTCAAACAGGGCAAAGGACAGGATGGAAAAGGCTAAAAGGATGCGAAGATGAGGATACTGCTCAATGGCAAAGACTTTACCCAATGGTCGGACTTATCCAACTTCGAGATAACGCTGGGACTCAATGAAAACGACAGGACGTACAATATCACCACGTCATCGGAGATTCAGATGACCGGCGATGGTGCAGAGTACCTTAAAGGTATATTTCTGTCCAATCCATGTGAGGGTATAAAACAAAAAGTACAGGTTTCAATATATGATGATTGTTGCAAGAAGTGGTTTAGGTTTGAGGCTTCTGCTGAGGGCTTTACATACTGCAATGATTGTACAGCAAGCATAAGACTGAAAGAACCATCTGATGTAAACAGGTGCTACAAAAGACTAAACGAAAAGATATGGTGGCGGCAGGGATTCGACAATGCCTTCAAACATCCGCAGGTATGGTATATTAACAGACCTGGCTTTGTGCAGATATTCATATATTTGATTTCCTTCGTGGTGCTGCTTGTGGTCAGACTAATATTTGAAATATGCAGAGGCATTGATGCCATTCCCGGCATAAAACTAAACTGTAAACCTCTTGAGGACTTGATATGTGACGCATCAGAATATATCACAGGTACAAACTGGAAGTCACCGTCTCCATACATAAGAAACATATTGGAGTACAATGCCGGGCTTTGCGGATTGAAGCTGCGGTCATCTATCTTTCAGGTATCCAATCACCGCAATGATGTTTTGTTTATACCTCAATATGAGCGGGGCAGGAGAAATGCTGTCAACTGGATAGACGGCAATGGGCCTAACCAAACGACAATACAACTGCTCGAATCCCTGAAGCCTGTCTATAATCTTGATTACCGTATCAAGAATGGTGAGCTGATTGTGGAGCGTAAAGACTATTTTGAAAATGCTGAAAAGGGTGTCATCATTGACTTGCGTGGTGAAGATACCTGCATTGAGTTTATGACAGATAAAAACTATGCCAATGGCAATTACCATTACACGGATGATGCGATAGAAAAAGAGGGCAACAGGGTTGCCAACTATCCGGGTACTGCCACAGATATATACATCAGGGGCATGTACGATGACAGGGTGGAGTGGAATGCTGAGGGTGCGGATTGGAAGGAGGGCACATTGGATGTAAATCCGCAATATGGCAGGGCGAGGTTTCAGTTTGATGCCGTGTCCGGTGTGATTGACGGCAAAGATGACTTCGACATATTGTTTGATGCTGCTGCACAATTAGGGCATCCGGCAGCCATTAACATATGTATCAATGGGGAGACAAGGCGTGACAGAGACTTGATATTAACGGATAATACAATCCAATACGTTAAAATCCTCCAACTTGAGCCTAATACAAACCTTGACGATGCAAAAGTGATTAGAAAACAGGCGGGAACGGCAAAGTTCAAGTTCTTTGGACTTGAGGGTACTTTCCCTACATGGGACTACAACTATCCAATGTGGTACGATGCCACAGAGCCGGAGGGGTTGTATCAGACATTTCATTACATTGACGATCCGAACAGAAATAAAAGGAAAATATTAAAGATTCAGGATATTGAGGTAGATTTTGACTGCGAGACGATAAGTAAAGTATTGGAGTATCCTGATGATTATGCTGTGATGACTGTATATGGTGAGGCAAAGCCAAAAGAATACGTCATAAACTTTGAGAATAAAACTATTAAATTCACAGGATTAGAAATACGCTGCTAATATGCCACTGACAAATATAAATGTAATATCACCACCGCAGACGATTCAATCCACTGTCGGGAAATACGACAAGGTAAAGGCTACATTTCAGGCTGATGAAATGGTATCAGGCAAGTCTATAAAGGTAAATATAGGTCTTTGGCTTCCGTCTGCACAATTGTACGGCATAAGCAGCAATAATGCGTATTATGGTGTCGTCCCGGCATCCGGGTCATCTACTTTGTTGTTTTCCAATACGGCAAACTGGAAAAACTATGAGGTAAAGATAAATGCCATTGATGCCAAGACGTTTGAGATTGAGGTCAAGTACTTCAATACAGCCGACAGCAATGGATATATAGGCGTTGTCAATCAGCCTAATTTATCGAATGTCTTTGATAAGTCATATGGATCGGGTACATCAGTATATGACACGGGTAAAAATATAGGCATATACGTCGATATTGAGAATGTAACGGCTGAGGCAAAGATACAGGCAGTAAACAACTACTGGTGCGAAACTGACTTCAGCTATGAGACGACAGGCTTTCAGGCTATGCAGGACATGGTTGTCAAGTTCAGCAGCACCGCACCTATAAGTCAGTCATATTATGTAGGGTTTTACAGGGAAGATACGATTAACAATTACGAGAATGTAGTTGACAGTCTTGGGCTTAATTATGCCTTCGTCAATAGTGGTGTCATGCTTGTGGATATGCTGCCCGACAACTGCATTACTGCGGCTACAAACATCATTTCAGTAGGCGGTGTCAGTTCCGGACAGGTGACAATAGACAAGGCTTGTCTTGAGCCAAACGGCACATACAGGATGTACATAGTTTACAAGCATCTTGGTCAGTGGCATTCGTGTCAGTCAGGGCCTTTAAAGTTACAGGGAGCGGCTATTCCGGCCATAGAGCCTGAAGTAGGGTATTTAACTACCGATGCTTTTGGCAATGTGTACACGGATGGGTGTATCAAGGGGATGCCGGCACAGGGCTTTATAACCATGTGTGCAATCATTGACAGGGCTGCATTGGATGCCGCCATCACTGCCAATGGGTACAGTGGTGACGCTGAGGACTATCTTCAAAGCGTAGGGGTGACAATTGGCGGTCAGTCGCTGCCATATAGCATCGACAAGTCTTTGATTCAGATTTGTGCCAATGTCAATACAGACTACTTCACGGGCAGCAACAATGTCCGCTTTGAGGTAGTGATGAATTACGGTGACCACACCGATGTTTACAATATTGACATGCCTCTTGAGGTGGTGAGCAATGAGTTGACATTAAGTGGAACATTCACACAGGATGGAAACACAATTACAGAAATATGTGCAGAAGATGGCGACATTACGCTCAATTTTACGCCTCTTGGTGGCGAGGTAGATGCGTTGCTGGGGCAAGACGGATACTACGGGGATGACGGGATTATAAGCGAATCAGACGGGACGGTAGTCATCAGCAACAGTTACCTGAATACCGATTCTGAGTATTGTATCCGGATAATAAAGCAAGATCCTGAGCAGACGGGAGGGTGTGAGTGCCCATGTGATGACACGAGCATAACCATCCATGAGTACACGGATGGCGTTGGTGACTTAATAGTAGAGGTCAGCGGCACAGGTACGGTTTCAGGGACAATGGATGGCGTTGCCTTCACACGTCCTCTGCCGGCTATACTGTATGAATTTGCCGACAAGCTGATAATTAGCACCATCCACGTGGTAGATGGTGACTGCGAGTATGACAGTCTAACAATCCGCACCTATACTCAGAATAAATGCTATAAGTACGACATATACAATGAGGACAATGATCCGCATGATGCCACGTACAGGCGTTGCAGAGGTACGCAGATAGATACGGTCACGGTTCAGCCCGGTCAGCATGTAGAGGTGTGTGCGGCACTTGGCAGCGTGGTCTTGAGCAATCCACTGTTCATGACAGATACATTGCTCGGTGCGTGTGTTGCCATAGACAATACGGTGACAGTCAGTCTAACAACAGACGATACCTATCCATGTGATGACTGCGACGAAGATCCGCTTGATTGCTCAGGTAATACCCCATCCATTGATTACGACTGCGATGAGGAGACGCAAACCATCACGGCAAGTGCATCAGGTACTGTCACAGGGGCGGCAACAGATGTGCTTGAATACAGTCTAACAGGAACAAACTACCAGTCATGGGGTGGCAGTATCACAGGTCAGTCAGTGGTGTATCTGAAGCGTTCCATTACCTTCAGCGATGGATGTCCGCCTATTGAAGTCAATGAGACAGTATTTTGTTCAAAAATTGAAAATTGTGACAATCAGGTAGAAATAGAATATACCCTTACACCGACACTATTAACCATCACGGAGACGCAGACAATAAACAGCCCTATCCATTATGACAGCGGATTGCTTGTGTCAATTGATGGCGGTGTGACATTTGAGGAGTACACAGGCCCAATAACATTGGTAGGTGGTGAGGAGATAGTCATCACACATACGATAGAATTCTCAGACAGCTGTCCTAAGATAAACATCATCAAGACGGATGTTAATGATGGCACGGGTACTTGTGATTACGAGCAGTTTGAACTGTTCTGTGAGTACAATGTTGCCACAACCTTATTCAGTGCGGACTTCAATGGTGACGAATCCGGGCTTACCACCAATGACAAGAAATACAGCATCGACGGAGGCAATACATACAGCCCTTATACTGGAAGCGTGGCAGGTGCTAATATGTTTCTGATAGTATGGGAGATTGCCTATCCGGGATGTGAAAAGCAGACGCTTATAAAAGCATGTTGTAAGCCTTCTATGTTGCCTACTGATGACGATGGATGCCTGAAGGTGTGTATTGACGGTCCTATCCAGGTGGAGTTACCGCAGCAGCCTATTGAGATATGTTTAGTGGAATGTTGTGATGGATTCGACCCTATATTGGAGTGTATTGACAAGATGCTGTCAGTCACCAATGCACCTGCCGGAGCGACATTTGCCTGGACAGGCCCTGGTGGATTTAGTGCCACAGGTAACCCGATAGACTTGACAGGACAGCCCGAAGGCACATACTATGTTGCGGTGACGGACACGAGCACAAACCCACCATGTGTGAGCAATGGTCAGTATCAGTTTGATATGCCAAATGCAGGAACACCGATTGCAGACCCAATAATAATTATCTAATATGTCAACTAATATTTTAACGATTACACCGGAGACATGCACCAATGTCAAGGGGCAGATTTACAAGATATGCCTTCCGCCAAAGATATACTGTTACAATCAGAATATAGAGGGGCTGATAACCATGTGTGATAAGGTTTATAACTGCAACAGATGTCAGACGGAGAGTGAGTATTATATTCCGTTCTTTGCAGGTGACAAGATAATGATTCAGACGCAGCTTGCAGACTATTACAATGCAGACAAGCGTAATCCGACAGCAGGATGGGGCACGGCTTTCAAAGCCTGCCTTGTTGGTTCAAATGGCACACTTACGGATGTGACGCAGTTCACGTCGAGGCGTTTTGTCGGTTGGGGTTGCAGTCAGACATATCAGGTATTGGAGATAGACACATCCATGTTTACGGATGATTGCTTCAAGATACAGATACAGGCAATGGATGGCGGAGATGTGGCATATGAGGTGTGCACGCAGGAGTTCAGGCGTATCTTGAGCTGTGCCAAGACGCTGATGATTGAGAGTGTACAGACTGGCAAAGACTGTATCGGCAATTGCTATGATTTGCCTACAAAATACGTCGGTGATTCATTTAAATATAGCAACAAAATAAGGCTTCAGGGCACGATTTATAAGACAGGCATCACTACAACCTATGACGGAAAGAAAAAGGTCATACGTGACAATTACAGGCTTAATATAGGGGAGATAATCCCTGAGTTTATGCTTAACTATGTGGTAAAGCAATTGTTTGGGGCAAACATCAGCGACGAATACCCGGAGATAATTGTGGATGGTGAGACGTATTACTTTGAGGGTGTGAACACCCAAAACAGATTAACCGACAGCCCTATGTTTTTGGTGTCGTTTGACTTGTTCAAGGAGTGCAAGGACAGGGTTAAGTGCAGGTAGTTTTAGTTTACCCATTTTTAGATTTAACTTTATCAAACTTTTTTTTATTTTTTTTTATTTTTTAACATCATATATAAAAAATATCTTATATTTGCACCTGTAGAAAGGGAAAGGGCATTTTTTAACGTTAAAATTTGAAAAAAAATGCCTTCTACATTACTATGTGCTTCAAACTGCGGCACTACTGAAAAACCACCGCAGACTTATCACAAATCATGCGATCCAAACTCGTTCAGAACCTACGGGTATCCACATTTCGCACTCATTTCCTGCAACGTCGCAATCCCTGACCCAAATGACATAGCTCAATGGACTGCCCTTTGTGCATCAGGAGATATTGCCCTTTCGCCAAAAGGAATCCTGTCAATACCTGCACCGGATCAGACAACAGGTATCATAGACGCTTGCGGTTCTGAGGAAGTACTCGAAACGACTTACAAACTGAATTTCGAGACTCACCAGGCAACAAAGCTGGAAGATTGTAAGTACTTTTATGAGTTCCTGAAGAACCATAAGAATTACAGGATTATCTTCTTTGACTGCGACGGCATGGTAACCCTCACATCTGAGTACCTTGACTTTGTGGATGGAACTACTACCACAGCACCTACCGGCAGCCCGGGTTATGAGTTTACAGTAAGCCGAGTGCCACATCCTGAAGAAGGACAAGGCAGGAAGGTAAAGTGGACTTTTGAGGCATCCGTAAGGTTCAGCGGTACTGACATGCTTTGTTATACTGAAATTCAGGGACTTCTTTCTGCTCTCCAATCCTGTTAATGACACTTGAGCAACTTTTAAGGCATCTAATAGATAAGAACTTCAAGGCCTCCCAGTCATCGTATTGGGAGGCTGTTGCAGTTCAGGCAAAGCGTCACAACAAACGCAACCTGCCAGGCAACCGCAATGATCTTATCGACAAGCTAAGGCCAAATGAGGATGAGATTTCAAAGGCACACAGACAAGCCAATGAAAGACAAATCACTCTTGAGCCCGTTTATCGCTTTAAGCGAAAAGTCAGCCGCCTTATGGAGTTCTCTTATATCCTTTCTCCTTATCTTGAAGAGATTGGATTCGATCCTAAATTTTACGCACAGGCAATACTTGACCAGACATTTGAAGACCCGAATAGCGGTTTTGTAGTATTCCCCGTCAATCCTAATGATGACATGCTGCCGCCAAATGCCCTCAACAGGGATACAGAGGTACAATGGCAGATAAAAACACTTGATTATACTGACCTGGTTTATTATGACCGGGAGTATGTTGTTTTCAACTTCATCGAAATTGAAGTCAATAAGTTAAAGCAAAAGACGTACATCATTGGCGACAAAGACAACTGGTATTGGGTTAAGCCAGTATATCGTGACAACAGGTTTATCTATGAGATAGAACTTTGGTACAATCACGGTGCTGGCAAACTGCCTTTTATCATATTGCCTGGAGTGGCTGCCTATACTGATACAAACGAATGGTATCAGGAATCCTATCTGTTGCCTGCCTATATGTACTTTGATGAGGTGGTGACTACATTCTCAGATAATCAGATAGTCCGGGCAAGGTACAACTATCCAAAGACGGTGATGGCTGACATCAGCTGCCCGGAAGTGGGTTGTAATAATGGGTACATATTTGAACTTGACAAGGACGGAAGATCCGTCAAAGGTGAGGATGGAATGCCCAAAAAACACACCTGTCAGACGTGCAAGGGCACAGGAAAGATACTTGACCCTTCTATCTATTCGACGCTGACAGTTCCTCAAAAGATGCT